GTGCTTGCCGGCACACCGGTAACAGGAGTAAAAGGCGCAAAAGAAGTATATTATCGCAGAGGAAATGTAAACATAACTCCTGCCAATATCGGAGCGGTTGCAGAAGGTGGAAATATAAGTGATACAACAGTTACTTTTGCCGATACAACAACTAGAGCAAACCTTGTTTCTGGCGAAAAAGTGTCAGTCGGCTTCGGAAAAATTAAGAAGTGGTTCGCTGATTTGAAAAGCTTTGCCTTTAAAAATTTGGTGAATAACCTCACGACTTCTACCACTGGAAGCGCATTAGACGCGAGTCAAGGCAAGATTTTGAATGACAAATATGATGAATTAAACCAGAGTTTAGGTAATTTAAAGACAGATTTTAATAAATTAAATAGCATAAAAATCAATGCTGGCAGCATAGTAAAAGAAGCAAAATCAGGTCAAAATTCATTTGTGTTATTCACCTTGGAAGAAATCAAAAAAATATTTAATTCACAAAATGTCACTACTGATCATATTGCTATATCAATATGTAATGGTGACGGAAATGCTTTTCCTTTTCACTTAGAATCTGTAACTGTAGTAAATAATAATTGGTATGTAGTTTTTAAAGATATACTAAAAATTAATATGAATTGTAGAGTTCAATATGTAATATTTTATTGGGGGAAATAATTATGTAGTAACGTATTCACCACTCATAACAATTGTATATTTACCTGTTCCACCTTGATTTACAATATAACCATTTGAATCGCTATAGCACGGGACATAACTACCAGTGCCTTTAAATGCCGAAAAAGCATGACAAGTTGTTTGTTTCATAGGATATTTATCAATTTTAACTTTCCATGCTCCATCATTAGAATTTGTTATTGTAACTCGCATTACAAAATAAACAAGTTTTCCTATCTTATAAACTTCCATGTAAAACCCATTATTTTGTAAAGCAATTGAACCAGAAAAACTTACATAATTACCTGGTGTAGTCGCAATATAATAATCAATACCTAAATTATCAACATTAGTTTTTAAACCACTTAAACTTTAATTTTATCTACCATAAACCCTGTAAACACACTGGCAAAGATACAACTTGTCAGTGCGTTTATAGAGTTTATGGTAGATAGAATTATATTTTTGTAAAATAGCATTTTACACATAAAAAGAGAGGGCATAAGCCCTCTCGATTATTTTATAGGAATAGGGTTACAAAACAATCCCTATTGTCAATATTCGACATAATAAAACACTTTAAAGTGCTACAGTAATGATGTTCTCAAATACGAGAACTCTTCAAGTTTCGGTAGGACGGTGGGTTTTTCTGCCGTCCTAATATTGATGTTTAAGAACAAATGTTCTATAATTGATGTATCGGAGGTGGCATTGTATGGAATATAAGGACGAAATAATTAAAATGATTGAGAACGTGGAAGATAAAGACCTGTTATTGTACTTGTACATATTTATTAAAGGAAAAATAGAGGCAGAGTAAAAGCTCTGCCTTGTGGTTATATTTTCTTTTCCCAAACGTTACCGCACTTTGAACACACAAACTTTGTTTTGCCGTTCTTGCCTTTAATTCCGGTAGCAGTACCGACAACGGCACCGACAGGCCCGAAGAGACCACCTACTGTGTTGCCAACAAGTGCTTTGCCGAATGAAAATTTTTTCTTGGTATCAACAGGTATGCCAACACCATCACAACCCCATTTAGGACATTTAACAGTTTTACTCATAATAAAATACCACCTTTCTTATTAATTTAATTTATTTTGAGTATTTTTCATACATCATATCTATTAAATTCATAATATTTTCTTGCTCTTTATCCGACAATTTAGATAACTTAAATACATAATCTTTGAGCTTGCTGTCTATATTTGAAAGTTCATAATCTATATTTGCTTGTTCAAATATAGGATTACTTTCTTCACCTGTAACTAGATATGACAAGGTAGTTCCTAAAAAATCGGCAATTTTCTGCATATTCTTAGTTTTTGGCTCGCTTTTTCCTCTTTTCCAGTCGGATAGAGTCATGTTTGAAATGCCTGTAGCTCTTGAAACATCGGCATTTTTTAAGCCTTTTTCGTCTAGTAATTTCTGATAATATTCATACATAAAAACCCTCATAAATTATTATGGAAAACTTTAAAATAATGCTTGACAATTAAAGAAAACCATAATATACTAGACCTAGATTAAGGGAATCCTTAAAACCTAGGTTTTAATTTTGTTATTTTGTTATCTTGGTAAGTTTCATTATAACGGATTTCCTTAATAAAATCAATATAATTTTAAGGAAAGGAGCGCAAAAAATGAATAATTCTAAGAAATATGCTCAATCATATTCGAGATTTGAGCAAATTTTGAAGAAAAAGGGTATCACATCATACCGAGTAGCAACAGACTTGAACTTTTCACCTATGTTACTTTCAGATTGGAAGAGAGATAAAAGCAAGCCTAAGTTAGACACAATGATTAAAATTGCAAGCTATCTTGATGAGCCGGTTGAAAGTTTCGCGGATTAGAAAGAAAGGAGAAAACATGAACGATTTACAGATTTTTGAAAATTCAGAATTTGGTTCAGTAAGAACAATAACAGTTGACGGAGAACCTTATTTTGTAGGAATTGATGTAGCTGATAAGCTGGAGTACCAAAATGGTAGCCGAGATATAAATGCCCATGTTGATGAGTGCGACAGAAAAGTTATTTCTTTATTCGATGGCAAACAGAATAGAAAAACAACAATAATCAACGAGAGTGGCTTTTATTCATTAGTATTTCAAAGCAAGATGAAGAAAGCTAAAGAGTTTAAACACTGGGTTACAGCAGAGGTGCTTCCACAGATAAGAAAAACAGGCAGTTATGGTATGCCAAAGACAACAGGCGGTCAGATACAGCTTTTGGCGCAGGGCTATACGGAGCTTGAGCAGAAGGTAAACGACATCAAAGATGATGTGAGCGAGCTTAAGGAAAACGTGCCACTTTACAGTTGCGATATTGACGAGATACAACAGCACGTTAAGCGCAGAGTTGTAAATATCCTTGGTGGCAAGCAGAGCGAAGCATACAGGGATAACAGTATCAGGCATAAGACATTTTCTGATATATGGACACAGTTAAAGCGTGAGTATGGTTGTGTATCTACTTATAAAAGTATCAAGAGGAAGTACATAGACGATGTGCATGAGTTTATTGATTGCTATGTCGTGCCTAAGTACCTTGACGAGCTTATCCATGACGCAAACGCTCAACAGAGTTTTGCATAGCGAGGTGATTGTATGAGAAAAAGAACTTTAAAGGAGAAATTCTACACAGGCTGCGGCTATTCGATTTTCGGAGCATTAGCATTTGCATTTTTCCTTGGATTATCGGTGGCATACGGAATTAAGACAGCGAGTATTATCGTTGGAGCGGGCGTAACAGTCTTTTGGCTGATACTGATTGCAATATGTCTCATAGAGGAGGGTGAACCGCATGAGAAGAAAAAGGATATTGATGTTATCGACTTTAATAATTGGAACTATGACCTTAAAGCCAACAGTCAAAGCAGATAGCAAAATTGAGCTGACAGCCGGTGTTACTTCCTATTTAAATAGCGTAATGCTAGGAAAAATTGAGCCGACAGTAGTTCAGAATGAGCCGGTTGTAGTCGAGCAGACATATGAAGAGCCAACAGTTCCGACTTGCAGTAAGAAATACAGTTGTAGCCGGTTTAAGAAACTAGGGCGAGTCAGATATGGCAATTACACGTACACTTGGTATTCGCAAAGAGTGTTACCTGGAGGTGGGCTCAATATTCCGGGCAGACATCTAAATGAACATGGACTTGTTGTAGATGAAAACGAGTATGTAGTAATTGCAAGTGATGATTTACCACATGGAAGTGTGGTTGATACTCCTGTTGGCACACAAGGGATTGTATATGACGAAGGGAGCGGAAATAGAAATCTTGACATCTACTGCGATTGGTAGCCAATTAAAGCGTCAGAGTGCTAACGATTACCTACAAGAACTATATCGAGCTAAACGGCACGAGGACAAGTCATTTGACTTTCAAGCGTTGTTAGACAAAGAAATGGAGAAGCTAAATGAGCGACAATGTAAGACGAATTAAGTTAGGCGATACGAGATACAAACTCAAACCACTGACTAGAGAACAGAAGCTATTGCTCAATAAGGCTCATTACGTGGCAAGTGAGTGGCTTTTTGTATCAGAGTCGGACTCTTATCTGAGAGTCGTTAAAAAATCAAGCCTACACGGAAATTTGATTTTAAAAACCATAAACAAATAGAAAGAGAGGAAACACAATGAAAATTACACATATTTTTGCACAGAATTTTTGTAAATTCTACGGCAAAAACACATTAGACACAGATTTTTCAATGAAAACTGTGTTGTCTGGTCAGAACGAAGTCGGCAAATCGACAGTTAAGAGAATTATCCTTGATGTGCTGAATTGCCATGACGAGAACGACAGAGAGATTACAGGCATAAGACCACATGATGAAAGCGGAGCCGAGATTGACGATGTTGATATCGTAAGAGCTGTTACCTTTGAGATTGACGGAAAATCAAAGACTCTGAAAAAGGTTACAAGGCAGAAACGCAACAAAAAGGGCGAGATTACAGGCAGTGTTACTGATTACTCAATCAACGATGTACCTTACAAAATGGCTGACTACAATCAGTACATCAATGACAACATGGCAGAGCTTGGAGTATTACCATTTTGCTTAAATGCCATGACATTGCTCAACAAGTCGCAGGCAGAGCAGAGATTAGCACTTGCAAGCTATTTTGGAACACGTACTGATGAAGAAATCTGCGATATGTTTCCACAGTTTGCTGAACTTAAGCCGATGTTTGACGATGGGGATGTAGACCAGCTTAAGAAAGTATGCCGTGGCAAGCTGAACGGCACAGGCGGTAGGAATGGCTCAAAAGGACTTGTTAAGGAAAGAGACGAAATCTCAACAAGGATTGATACAATCCATTCCACCAATGAGTATACAGACCTTGCGGAGCTTGAATTGCAGAAAAAAACATACGAGCCACAGCTTAAGGAAATTGAAGATAAGCTGTCCGACTACAATAAGATTTTAGAGGATAAGCAGAAAGCCACAGAGGACATTATGAACCTTAAATTTGAGCTTTCAGACATGGAAAGAGAAGCCAATGCTGACAATCAGAAAAAGCGCATGGAGCTACAGGCACAGCTTGATGATTTCGATGCTTCAATCCACAAAACAGAGTCAATTATAAGAGCTGGAAAGACTAGCATTGAAAGTACTGAAAGAAAAATCGGATTTTGCGCAGAAAACTTAGAAAAGGTGCGCGCCGATTGGAAAAAGACAAAGGAGCTTGTCTTTGATGAAAGTAGTGTTAATTGTCCGATGTGCGGTCAGAAGTTGCCGGAAGATAAGATAGAGAGCATGAGAGCTGATTTTGACGAGCGAAAAGCAAAGAACCTTAAAGAACTTGAAGATAGGGGCAATGCACTGTCAAACGATAGCAAAGAGATAGCCGACCTTGAAAAGGAACTTAAACAGGCTGTCGAGGATAAGAGGGCAGAGCTTAAGGAGCTGACGGAAAAGCGTGATACTGTTACTAAAGAGCTCGAAAAAGTACCTACTGATATTGATATGACAGGCAACAGTGAGTATCAGGCACTTAAAGCTAAAATCGAGGAAAAAGAGAAAGCCCTTGCAGATGAAAACGATACATCGGAGCTTATCAGAAAGCTCAAAAACGAGCGAAATGAACTGTTAAGACAAGTTTCATCGGTTGACACAAAGATTGAGCTTGGTGTGGCAAATAACAAACGTATAGACGATAGCATAGCCGACCTTGAGGATAAGAGAAAAGACCTCAACCAGGAGATTGCTGATTGGGAGAGAAAACTTGACTTGCTGAAAGAGTTTACTCGTAAAAAGAACGAGCTTTTACAGGCTGATGTAAATAAGTATCTGAATTTTGCCACAGCAAAGCTGTTTAGACCACTCTTAAATGGTGATACCGAGGAGTGCTGCGACTTTGTTTACAACGGCGAAGCATACGCAAGAAATCTTAACCATGGTGCAAGGATGCTGACGGAGGTTGACATATGCCGAGCTTTTCAGAAAGTGGCGAACGTTAATTTTCCAATTATTATTGATGATACAGAGAGCGTTGACGATTGGAGAATACCACAGATTGATAACCAGTTAATCTTGTTAAAGCATACACAGGACAAAGAGCTTGTGATTGAGGCGGTGTGATATGGCGAATGATAGATATATTGTAGAACAAGAATTTGAACACGCAGGATATAAATGTGTCGTTACATTCAATGTGATGGGGCATAGGTGCGGATATGTAGGCATTCCCAAAAACCACCCTTTATATGGTAAAGAGTATTCGGACTATCTTGAAATTAAGAAAGCAGATGTCGGAGACCGAAAAATAAGCGGTATTTTTCCTTTGCTTGGAGCTTGTCTTGATAAAGACGAAAGAATACGAATTGAAGCATATTTTTCATGCCACGGCGGTATTACTTTTGCGGATGGTGGAGAAAATTCAAACTATCCAATAGAAAGTGATTTATGGTGGTTTGGATTTGATTGCGGACACGCAGGAGATAAAGCAGATTTGAGCTATGCAATAGAGAAGTTTCCTAAACAGGCAGAGCAACTTAAAATGCAGAAACAAATCAACGATATGTACCCGATTGAGGGTGATATCATCCGCACAGAAGAATATGTAGCAGAAGAGTGCAAGAAGTTGGCAGAACAGTTAAAAGAGTTTGAAGAAAGTGAGGAATAGAAATGATTATTAAGAAGAGAAACTATTACATGGGTGGCAAAAAGCACACTGTAGAGCTTAAGTATGACGGATATATGTATACAGTTATATCTGACGGAGTTTTATTCAAGCAGACACCTAATGAACTGTTTGCGGTTCAGGTTTTTAATGAGATTTAGGAGGATTAATTATGGCAGAGAATACACAGATAGTCGAGTATGAATCAAATGGGGAAATGGTAAAAATTTCTCCGACAATGATAAAAAGATACCTTGTAAGTGGCGGTGGCAATGTATCTGACGGAGAAGTAATGATGTTTATGTCATTATGCAGATACCAGCACTTAAATCCATTTTTGAGAGAAGCATACCTTATTAAGTATGGAAGCAACGACCCAGCCACAATAGTTACTGGAAAAGATGTTTTTACAAAGAGAGCCAATGCGGACCCACGATATAAGGGAAAGAAAGCAGGAATTATTGTAATTAAAAAGGACGGAGCTGTTGAAGAACGAGAGGGAACAATGGTTTTACCTAACGAAACTATCGTAGGTGGCTGGGCGAAAATCTTTATTGACGGAAAAGAGGACGAGTATCAGTCAGTAGGTTTTGATGAGTACGCAGGAAGAAAAAAAGATGGTTCGCTTAACAGCCAATGGGCGAAAAAGCCAGCCACAATGATTAGAAAAGTAGCTGTTGTACAGGCCTTAAGAGAAGCATTTCCAGATAGATTTCAAGGTTTATATGCACAAGAGGAATTTCAAAATGTATCAGATGTAAAACTTGATACAGAAAAGGTTGTTGCTGATGAGATTAAAGAAAACGCAAACACAGTAGATTTTGACGAGGACAACATAATTGATGTAGAGCCGACCGACACAGCCGACAAGCAGTCAGAGGAGCTACCGCCATTCATGCAGAGTGAGGAGAATTAATATGAGAGTAATTTCACAGGACGGAACAATAGATGTTCCATATGAATATTTTTCATTATCTATGTCTAGTGGGAAATATGAAGATGTAGAAGTGGCATATATCTATTGTCACAATTTATCATCGCCGAATGGCACAAAGTTGGCTGAGTATTCTACCAAAGCAAAGGCTATTAAGGCTATGGAAATGTTGAGAGAACATAATGAGGGTGTAATTTTTCTCAAAACAATAATAAATACCGAAAAAGGTACTACGTTCGTAAGTAGTTTGTCGAAAACTGATTTTAACGAGCTGACGCAGAATTACTTCCAGTTCCCACAGGATAATGAAATCGAGGTGTGAGTATGAAAATTATTAAAGGTAAAGAGAAAGAATACAAGGATTGGTACGACAAGAATAGTGACGGATACAGCAGAGCTTGCTTCACTTATGCTGAAAGGTGGGCTGAACTGTTAGAGGCAGAAATTGACAAGAGCAATGATGTTACGGAGTGCTTTGCTGATAATGCAGACAGATTGAGCCGTGAAGCAGACACAGAGGGCATAACAGGATTTATGTACGGATGTGCAGTTAGTATTCTTTCACAATGTTGGGAATACGGAGAGTATTTGAGAAAGTGGCATAACAAAAAGTATGACTATGACGGAGACGGAGCTGTAAATCCAGCAATTATGACAGTAGGTGCGAAATGATGAAACTTAAATGTATAGCCACAGGAAGTACGGGGAACTGCTACACCTTAACTTCCAACAGTGGAGAAACACTTATCCTTGATTGCGGTATCGGAATTAAGGAGATTAAGAAAGGCTTGAACTGGGATATAAGGGGGATAAAGGGTGTGATTATAAGTCACGCCCACCTCTAGACCATTCAAAGTCATTAAAAGATTTTAAATCTATGGGAATACCGATTTATGCACCATATTTGAAGATTGATTATATGTCAATGAATATGGGCGGATTTACAGTAAAGCCTTTTGATTTAACAACGATAGACGGCAGATGGACACACACAAACGCAAATGGTGAGCCTTGCCCGATATTTGGCTTTCTGATTACTCACAAGGAAATGGGGAGAATGCTTTACATAACCGATTGTGAGGTTGTCAAGTGGAAGTTTAGGGACATAAACCACATTCTCTTAGGTGTGAATTATGACAAGGATTTAATTGACAGGGATAACACAGGCAAAGCTAATCACGTATTCAGAGGTCACTTAAGTATTGACACGGCTTGTGATTTTGTTAAGGCAAATTATTCAGATAGCTTGCAGAACGTCATAATGTGCCATCTATCAAGCGAAAATTCTGATAGAGATAGTTTTATCGAGAAGATGAAGAAAGTTGCCTGTGGGGCAAATGTGGATGTTGCAGAGCGCAACAAGGAATGGCTACTTGCTAATCCTAATGAGTGCCCTTTTTAGAAAGGAGAAAGATGTGGATAAAATTATAATTTGTAAGCATTGTGGGAAACCAGAGTATTACGGAGAAATGCGTTGGCTAAGCGGAAGATGTAGTTGCAGAAATTGCTACAAAAGTCAATGGCAAGACGAAAATCACAAGCTTTACAGTTGGAACGATTTAGATGGGAAAAGACCAACTATGGAAGAATATGAAAGGCAAGAAAGATGATTAAAGGCAGAAAAGTATACGACCCATTAATTGATACTTGGAGCACAGGTTATTGGATTGCGGATGATAAAGGGAATTATTACCCAGTGTGGTAGAAGAAAAATGCCCTTTTAGAAAGAAGATTATATGGCTAAATACAAAGATATTTTAGGAAATGTACGAGAGTGCGAGGATAAAACAATAACAATCAGCCTTGAAAGATACAACACTTTGATTATTAAAGAAGCTATTGCTGATGGTCTTGTAAAAGTCAAGAAGAAAGAGAAAGAAAGTAATCAAGAGGGAGAGGAGCAGTAATGGAGAGATTAACAAGTAACAAAAAAGTATCTGATATGAATATGATTGAATTGGCATATAACAGCTGCTATGCAGATGAAAAATGTAAGGCAAGATACAGGAATTATGAACTTGATATTGATAGCCGAGAGCTTGTCAAAAATCTTGCAAAAGATATGTGCGATGAAGATTTATCGGATATGTCAGATGAAGAATTTGACGAATATATGGCTGAAATGCTGTTGGTTGAAGTGGATAGTCAGATAGGACTGTTAGCCTTGTTTTATCGCAATTTGTGGGCTATGGCAAATTTAAGAGAAACACTGAAAAAATATGAAGATTTAGAAGAACAGGGCAGACTTTTAAAACCGCTTTGTAAGGTTGGAGATGTTATTTGGGACAATGATTTTGGTAGCCCTTGTGCATATACAATAACAGCCTTTTCATTTGGAGAATGTGAAGAATACATTTGTGAACCTGTTACAACAAAAGAAGTCGTATTCTATTATACAAACTCGAGCGGAAGTATCACAGGAAGTTTTGCAGAAAGTGAAATCGGCAAGTCGGTATTTTTGAACAAATCCGAAGCAGAAGCAAAACTGAAAGAATTGAGAGGCAGAGAAGATGAAAGTAGTAACAGTTAGTGATTTGATAAAAATTCTTGATACAAAAGAAAATAGATATGGCGCTACAGGAAAACCAAGAATGTTGAATTTATCTCTAAATGGCAATTTTGCTGGCAGTATTGAATCTGTAAAGCTAGATGGTTATGGGGATGGACTTATTGCGGATGTGACGATGGAAATTACTTCATCTAAATTCACAACAACTAATGCCGACAGAATAAGAAATATGTCGGATAAAGAGTTAGTTGAGCTTATTACAGGACTTAGCAAACATTGTCTTGCTGGTATTGGGGAATGCGATTGTAGCGCACATAAAACTTGCACAAATTGTAATGTGAAAGTTAGGAAATGGCTTCAATCAGAAGCGGAATAGGAGAGAGCATGAGAATATTTAAAAACGTAGACGAAAAATTAAAAGAGATTGGATTCAACAAAATCTGTGAAGATAAGCATGGCGCTCAATATGAACGCTACAATACAAAGTACAATTATTGGCAGCGCGTTGACATTTGGCATAAAGCTTCAGGCCGTCATATTTTACAGTCGTATGACAGAGACTTGATGGACGAAAAGAAGATTGGGAATACTTGTGTTGGACTTACTGGATATGAAATGAAGCTTTTTCTTAAAAAAATGAAAAAGCTAGGACTTTACAACAAAACTGCGGGAATCGAGGGATAACATGGCAGAGAGTGACGCAATAAGAGAAAAAAGAAAATTCGCAATCGAACTAAAGCAATTAGTCCATCAAAAATGTGTTGAAATCAATCACTATGTCAGTGGTTGCGACAGTCCGTTTAGTTATTTGCAGATTGCAGATGTACAGGAAAGTTTGAGGGAGATTGAAAACACTTTGAATATTAAGGCTAAGGAGTAATGAAGAATGACCAACATAGCAACAGTAGTATACACTGCCCTCATAGTATTCGGCATAATCGGTCTGACAGAGGTAGCACTCATGTGGTACGACATTCGTGGACGAGATAAGACTGATGATGAGATACAAGAGCAGTGGCGCAGTGAAAATATTAAACATTAATTAATTTATCAGAAAGGAATAGGTTGTGCGCACATAAAACCGAGGTTTCCTTTTGGTAAGAGAAAATGAAAGAAATATGGAAAGACATACCAAACTGCATTGGATATGAAGCTTCCAATATTGGTAATGTTCGCTCTAAAGACAAACGGATATGGAATGGGAAAGGATACTATATAAAGCACGGCAGAGTGCTTAAACAATCAATTAGCAAAAAGGGATACCGTGTTATCACTCACATTCAAGCGTTACCAACGCAACAAGTACATAGATTGGTTGCAATGGCTTTTATTGAAAATCCTTTTGATAAGCCACAAGTGAATCATATCAATGGCATTAAAACCGACAATAGAATTGAAAATCTTGAATGGTGCAATAATTCAGAAAACCAATTACACGCATACAGGACCGGGTTGCAAGACAGAAAAAAGTACCATGCCGGCAGACCTTGCAGAGCAGTATTAAAAATTGATTTGAACACAAAAGAAATTATTTCTGAATATAGTTCAATATCGGAAGCAACAAGAGAAAATAATATGAAAACTAGCTCAAATATCAGAGCAGTGTGCAAAGGCTTGAGAAACCATGCCGGTGGATATGGTTGGAAATACAGAGAGGAAGTGATGAAATGCAGCAGATAACATTATTTGACATAATTAGAGAACCTATCAAGGTCACAAAGCCAATACGTCTTATAGAGTTATTTGCTGGCTGACCGGCTACGGAAGTCAGGCAATGGCATTAAAGAGAATAGGTGCTAAATTTGAGCATTACAGAGTTGTGGAGTTTGATAAGTATGCCATAACAAGCTATAACGCAGTGCATGGCACAGATTTTCCTACAATGGATATAACTAAGGTTCATGCAGAAGATTTGAATATCTGCGACACAAATGCATTCACTTACTTACTTACTTACTCATTCCCTTGTACGGATTTATCAGTTGCCGGAAAACAAGCTGGAATGTCTAAGGGCAGCGGTACAAGAAGCGGCCTACTGTGGGAAGTTGAGAGAATACTAACAGAAATCAGAGATAGCAACGGAGAATTGCCACAGATTTTGTTCATGGAGAACGTGCCACAAGTACATAGTCAGAATAATATGCCCGACTTTAGAAAATGGCTAGATTTCCTTGAAAGCCTGGGTTACACAAATTACTATCAAGACTTGAATGCTAAAAATTATGGTGTAGCACAAAATCGTGAAAGATGTTTTATGTTTTCATTCCTGGGCAAGTACAATTACCATTTCCCACAGCCTATACCACTCAAAAAGAAGTTGAAAGACTATCTTGAGGATAATGTAGATGAAAAGTATTACATCAACAATGAAAAGGCTGACAAGCTGATAAAACAGCTCATTGACAACGGCACATTACCACAACACAATCTTGACAGACAGACAGACAGACAGACAGACAGACTTGCGTTGACGGAACAATCAATAAGCCACAGCAAAGAGAGACTGCAAACTGTATCAAGGCAAGATATGACTGCGGAATCTCAAACTTGCGGTCAGATGGAAACTTGGTTGTTAAAGGATATGGGAGAGACGGCAGGCAAACAGATTGATGTAGCCGTAACTCTTAGGGCAAGAGATTATAAAGGCCTTGATAATTATGGAAGTAATGGAGTAATTGAATGGAAATATTAGGTAGTATATACACTGGAGTTTCAGATGATTTTCAAAGAGGCGTATATCCGATTGCAAGATGTGTAAAGGCTGAAAACCACGATTTAGGAGTTGTTTTAATGGAACAAAGAAGATTAGGAAATTTGTACGGAGATGATAGAGGAACCGGCTTTGCTGGAAACGTATGGGATAAAAACTATATTTCTCCATCTCTTACGACTATGCAGGGGGGATGAGAGAACCGATGATTGTTGATAAACAGATAGTTGCTATGCGTGGCAGAAATCCTGATAATCCGTCGGATAGAACTGTGGGAAACCCAACAGAGCAGAGATTAGAGGTGAATATGCAAGGCACAAGTAATTGTTTAACAAGTGTGCAGAAAGATAATCTTGTTATGGAAAGCCAAGTATTGACACCTAAACGGACAGAATATGGCAAACAGATACGGAAAGCGTATGAAAGCGGTTCGATACAGGAAAGCAGACACAATATGACGGAATTAGAGCCTAGAAAAGATGATATATCTAATACACTGACAACAGTGCAAAAAGATAATTTGTTGCTTGAAAACGTAAAAATTAGACAAGCTACAAAGGACGGCTCTATTGAATGTGAAATAGGCGGTTGCTTTGACGCAAGCTATCCTAACAGCAAAACAAGAAGAGGCAGGGTGCAAGACAAAGGTAATACTTGCCCTACATTAACCGCACAAAACCAAGAAGTTGTTAGAATTGAAAAAGTCGGTCAAATATCAAGTAATAATTCTCAATGCGGTACAGTTATTTCCGATAACGGCATATCAGCTAATCTTGTAGCCGGAACACACGGATATGCGAATAGCCATATTGCTACACAATATCGTATCAGAAAACTAACCCCTAGAGAGTGTGGACGGCTGATGGGTGTATCTGATGAAGATATTGACAAAATGGCAGCAGTAAACAGCAATACGCAGTTGTGTAAGCAATTTGGCAACTCGATAGTGGTAGATGTTATGTGTGCCATGTTTAAGAATTTGAATATCAAGCAAGGAGATTGGAGAGCTGATGAATAGCAGAACTATAAGTGATATAGAGCCGATTGAAAGACAATGTGTATACGAGGACAACAAGCCGTGTAACAGCACATGCCGATACTCAAACACTTGTATACACAGTGTGAGCAAAACCGAAGAATAGGAGATAGGTCTATGAAGTTTTCAAAGCTGACTAGACCGGAACTTGAAGAAATTATGAAAAATGCCAATTTCACCGATGAGGAAGCGGAAGTTTTTAAATTGCTAGTTGCTGACAAAAGCCTTGAAGAGGTGTCACAGAGACTATTAATCTCGAAAACAACCACTTCCCGGAGAGTGGCAGACATTAAAGAAAAGATAGAAAGGAGTCAGGCGATGATTAACAAAGTACCAATATGGGAAAAAGTAACGCTGACGATTGATGAAGCTGCGGAATACAGTAATATCGGAGTGAACAAGCTCCGAGAAATAACAAACAACCCAAGGTGCCAATTTGTTATGTATGTCGGAAAGAGACGATTAATCAAGCGAAAAGAGTTTGAAAAGTATATCGCAGAGTCGATAGAGATATAATCAAATGTGGACTTATGTAGCCTTATGTGATATTATAATAAATTGCATAAGGCTTTTCCATAAGTGAAAGGAGCGAAAATTTAATATGGGAAAGGACTTGAAAGGTAAAGAACTAGGTAGAGGCATTAGTCAGAGAAAAGACAAGTACTATGTTGGCAGATACACGACAAGGAGTGGAAAGCGAGTGCAGAAATTATTCGCTAAACTGCAAGAGTGCAAAAAGTGGCTTGCCGATGAGCAGTACACTGATGAGCACAGCAACCCCGACTTTCCGTCTGACATGTTGGTTGACGCATGGTTTGACTACTGGATAAGCGTTAAGAAACGCACAGTAAGACCGAACACACTAAGGAACTACACCGAGAGATACAAGCGCAACATAAAGCCTGTTATCGGAAATAAGATACTGCGAGAGGTTAATACGCTCCACTGTCAAAAGATAATGACTAATATGGCTGACGAGGATTACAGAACGGCAACGATATATCAGACACGCATAGCGCTATACAACATGCTTGACTATGCATATCAAAGCGAGATTATCCCCAAAAATCCGTGCAACCGCATGGTGAAATCCGACATAGGTAAGGAATCCTCAAAGAAAGAAGCATTGACGATTGAAAATCAGAAAAAATTCTGCGAAGCTATCAAAGGCACATCATATGAGTATCAATACAGATTTGCCTTGCAGACTGGGCTAAGGACAGGCGAGCTTGTGGGGCTTAAATGGGAAGATGTAGACTTTAAAGCCAAAACAATCAAAATCGTCAGGAGCTTAGAGTACAGACATTCAACAGGTGAATGGCGAGAGGGACCGCCTAAGAGCAAATCAGGATATAGGACAATTCCACTCACTGATGAAGCCGTATCGCTATTGAAATTGCAGAAAGCCAAAAATGCTTCATTCAAATTTATTGACATTCAATGGAGAGACAGAGTGTTTCTGTGCAAGACCGGGGCACCTGTGAAAAACAGCACATATGATACCGGAATTTACAAAGCGTGTGACAGAGCACAGATACCGAGATTTTCAATGCACGTATTAAGGCATACGTTCGCAACAAGATGTATTGAAGCCGGTATGACTCCGAAAACCTTGCAGACAATATTGGGGCACTCGAACATAGGCATCACAATGAACCTTTACGTTCACACGACAGACGAGCAAAAGAACTTAGAAATGGACAGAGTAGCAGAAGCACTCAAAGTAATATAAAATAATCAAAAATATAGTATATCCAATCAAATTGGTACAGAATTGGTACATAAATCAAAAATAGAAAGGCAAAAATCCCTTAAACAATGGGTTTTTGAGTAGGTAAAATTAAAAATGAAATTAGGCATAGTTGCTACGAGGGGTATTTAACATAGTTCATTATATCCTCATAAATCGCAACATACCTCAATTTGACGATGTTTCACATGAAATCTTAATTTTATATAATTCGTTATATATTCACATAAATAAATAAAAAATGGTACACTATTGGTACATGAATGGTACATGGAAAAACCTTATGCATGACAATAATTAGAGAAGAACATGGAAATGCTCTTCTCTTTTTTTATGCCACAATTTAGGCATAAGGAGATGATGTTATGTTTGATGACAGTGTAAGAGAACAAATATTTGCTAAAAGCGAGTTACAAAAAATCGACCTAATGACATTATCCCTTGTCATTAAAGCGATAGAGGAAGTTTTGGAGGAAAACAAAGATGAACATGCCGTATCAGCAACCAATGATGAATTATACACCTAATTATGGAGCATATCAGTACAACCCAATGGCAAACTATCAGAGATACCAACAGCCCGAGCCAACACAAGGCATAAGTGGCAGAGTAGTACAGGCAGTTGAGACTATTAATCCCAACGAGGTGCCGATGGATGGCAGTGTAGCATTTTTCCCAAAACAGGATTTAACAGAGATATATGCCAAGAGTTGGAATGCTGACGGAACAATCCGCACATTGACTTTTAAGCCGGTTTTAAATGATAAGACAGACATTTTATCAGGTGACACGGAAAAGCTTGAATTTGACCTATCAGAGAAAGCCACAGAGGGTATTATGGCAAAGCTCAACGAACTATCAGAGAAAATTGAGCAATTATCTTTAGGAGCACAAAGAAAAACTCCACGAACACAAAACAAGGAGAGTGAAAAAGCATGAATGTAATGGGAATAATGCAACAGATAATGAGCAATAACCGCGTAATGGGAAATCCAATGATTAAGAATGCAATGAGCATGGCTCAAAGCGGAAACAGCAAGGGAATTGAGCAAATGGCAAGAAATCTATGCAAGGAAAAAGGCATTAATCCTGATGATGTAATGAAGCAAATTAGAGGTAATTTTGGCATATAGCATATGAGAGAACGTGCGCACGGCTCTTTATGAAATAAATTTTGGAGGTAAAACAGATGTTCAACACAGGAAATTGTCCAAGCGTACCTATCGTGGCGAATTTGGACGGAAACAACAACGGAAATAACTGGAATGACGGCTCATGGCTTTGGTTCCTTATCGTAGTATTTGCGATATTTGGGGGCTGGGGTAACGGCTTTGGTGGTTTCGGTGGCACTAATGGTGGTGTCGGCAGTGAAATTCAGAGAGGATTTGACAATCAAGCAGTTATCAGCAAGTTAGATGGCATTTCCAACGGACTTTGTGACGGATTTTATGCTATGAACAACAGTATGCTCACAGGTTTTAATGGTATTAACACAAATATCATGCAGACAGGCTACGGCATACAACAGGCGGTAAACGCTGACACAGTTGCTAATATGCAGAATACCAATGCTTTACAGTCACAGCTTGCTAACTGCTGCTGCGAGACGAGAGAGGCCATCCAGGGCATAAACTACAACATGGCAACTAACACTTGTGCTTTGCAAAACACCATGAATAGCAACACAAGAGACATCATTGATAGTCAGCAGGCAGGAACGAGGGCTATTCTTGATTATCTCTGCAATGAAAAAATCTCTAGCTTACAGGCAGAAAATAACGACCTTCGCAGAGCAGCTTCGCAGGATAGACAGAGTGCATTACTTACAACTCAGATGGCAGCTCAGACACAGCAGATTATCAACGCTGTAAATCCGGCACCAATCCCGGCATACACAGTGCCTAACCCAAATGCTTATGCATATGGATGCGGATGCAACGCCGGCTGTGGCTGCTAAAAGTAGCAGCTAAAAGTAGCAGCTACGCAAAAATGAATAATTGAGTATCTTAATTGAGTTAAACTCAATCTAAACCGATTAAAAACCATTTTTAGTCGAGGCTTAGTCCAAGTTTAGTCGAGAGTTAGTCGAGATTATGTCTGCTAAGCAGTATTACTTATAACCCAAGGGCAGACTATAATGTTTGCCCTTATTTTGTGAAAGAGAGGTAAAGATAATGGAAATAACAGGAATTGCATTACAGACTGTTTCAGCCGGAGAAGATGTGGCATTTACAGAGACAGCCGTAAACGGAACAAAATGCATCGTACACAGGGCCGGAAGCGGAATTATCAAGCTAAGAGGTATTACTAATCAGTGCAAAGCTAGATTTTTAGTATCGTACTCCGGCAACATTCAGATACCTACAGGTGGTACAGTTGGAGCTATTTCACTTGCCATAGCAGTAGATGGAGAGCCTTTACAGTCGACACGAATGATTGTAACACCGGCAGCAGTACAAAATTTATTTAACGTTTCGGCTCAGGCATACGTTGATGTACCTTGTGGATGTTGCAGTACTGTAGCGGTGCAGAATACATCGACACAGGCTATCGAAGTACAGAATAGTAACTTAATTGCTGTTCGTGAAGCGTAGGGGGTGAGAGTATGCACATTGAAAGAATGCACAAAATGCAAGAGTGCCTTACAGAGAAAGCTGTCAATGAGTTTGACAAGGGTATTGAGAATGTTGACACTTCCGAGATGGGACAGGTCGTAGATATGATAAAAGACCTTGCAGAAGCTGAGTATCATTCAATAATTTCCAAGGCTATGAAAAAGGCTGATGAAGAGGAAGAAGAGTACGACAAAGAGCTCCTAAGAAGTCTTAAGGCAGAATATGGCGAAGAAAGCGGTAGAAGATATTACGACCAATATCGCTATGCAAATGGCAGATTTGCCCCTAAAGGCCGTGGAACACGTAGGGGATATGAGGAACCGCCTTATTATCATATGCCGGTAAACTACAACGACATGGAGTATATGCGTGACATGGATAAGAGCCAAGGTAAGATGTACTACTCTGAACCAATTGCACCACATGTGAGTGAAAGCAATTATGACAGAGCAAAGAGACATTATACCGAGACAAAGGAAATGCACAAAGGAGCTTCTACAGAGGACAAAGAGCATAAAATGAAAGCCCTTGATATGTATATCCGTGAATTGAGCGGAGACATATCGGAGCTTCTCAACGACATGACGCCCGATGAACGCAACCTTTTGCGCACCAAAATGAGCAATCTTGCGTCAAAACTGTAATTATTAAGGCTATGGGTAGTAATGCTCATAGCCATTTTTAGAGGGTATAAGCATGGATATAAGAGTTAATGATACATTGTGGCATATACAATTTAAAAAGCCCACATCAAGCGAATTAAGGCGGTCAGACGGCACTATAAGCCTAGGAGTGACCGATAATACAATCAAAACTGTTACGATAGCTGATAATGTGTCTGATTACATGGCCGACAAAATACTATGCCATGAGTTAGTGCATGTGTACTCGTTCTCATACGGCTGTGACATTGACATAGAAACAGAAGAAATAATCGCAGACTTTATGAGCTTGTACGGACGGAATATTGTATACACGGCTGACAAAATATTTGATTTATTGGAGCAAAAATATGGATAAAATAGACAGACTATTAGAATACATACACCGGACTAATCCGGAAATGACACGGCAGAAATTGATTGAGAAACTAGGGGAGAGCGACTACAGTGCTAAGAGCATTTATTTTTTAGCGATTCAAAATTCAAATTCCTAAAAATTTTAGGATAAAAAAAGTGCCCCCGTACCTTTTGATTTTTCAATTTCAAAAATCCGTTCGCAAAATTTTACAAAAACTTGTCGAGAACTTGCAAAGAACTCGTACCACACTTTAATTGAGTGAAGTTTTCTGAAAATTCAAACATTTTCCATGAGTTGGTGCGCCTGACTTGTAACAACTCGCACCCGGCACGGCTTGACGGCTTACAATGCTATAATTATATTTTTAGGCATTGTAAACGACTTGTTTTACGGCTTATTTTAACGTGCTTGATAAAATACATGTTAGTACGCTTAAAAACCCTTAAAACGTCAAATACACGGCTTTAAATGTGTATATCATAAAATCATAGAATATTTTTGTTAATTTGTCAATGTGCAGCAGTACAGAGCGAAAAGCATGACAAAAAGGGATATAGAATATCCCTAATGATAACAAGTAATATATTTTCCGGCTACATAGTCGCAAAATAATGTGACCGGGTGAACATGCGCATGTTTTTCGACAACTTGCAGCCATTCGCCGCACCTTTGAACTGTAATTTTCAGCTCGTGCGACTCCATCCACTCAATGCGGTCATACTTGATATAATTAAAATCGCTTATTTTTGACATCTCATAGCCTAGCGCCCGAACACGCCTATATATTTCTTTTTTCCCTAGATACTCATATTTTGGCATAATACACCCCCTAATTATAACAAGCCCTAATTATTGGGCTTATATAGTTTTTGTGGTTTAGGTAGTTATCAAAAGCCGTCCGGCGGTATTCCTTGCCGTTAATAAGCGTGGTAATATCGTCACATGTGCCCGACTCTGCGACAGCTCTAAAAATGTTTGTTATTGCTTTGCGTGTTTCTCGCTCGCTTGCCTGATATTCCGGCGCGCTCGTATATTTGCCATTGTAGCGCGCTCTTATTTCACATTCTACAGCGTCAAGGCTTTTAAATTCGTTCATTTATTAACCCTCTTTTCTATTCGTGCATGGTTTATAGTTGCTTTTTGACCCTCTCGCGGTCTGTCGTGCGTTAATCTGTTTTTATTAGGTGTATAACGCAAAGCACCTATAAGGGCGCACAATTATTTGTTCAGGCGTTGCACCTCTTGAGCCTGATATAAATATAAAGGCATTTACAAAACCTCTTGACGCGATTATTTACCGGACGCGCGGACGGAGTGCAATATATACAGCCGTAAAGCCGTATAAAAGCACCTATAAATTAAATACATTAAATTGATAATACAAGACCTGAAAAGCCTTATATATAAAGCTAATAGCCGGACTTGCACCGGCTGGAATACCTTTGTTAATTTGTATTGCTATTAGCTTGCAAATTATTTTAATATTATCCCTTTTGCTTCTGCTCTTAAAATCTTAATAGCTTCTTGCTTGGTGTGTTCCCTGTACCACTTCCAAGGCTTTTTGTATGCTCTTGCGAGCGCAAAATCCTCATGCTTTTCTGCTAAAATGTCTCTAACCTCTAAAAATGCCTTTTTTGCTTCTTCTAATCTGTTCATAATGTTTACACCTCACAAATTAATAAAAAAATAAAAACAAACCGCCATACCCAATAACAAGGCATGACACGAAAAGCCCGAAAGCCTTTATAAGCTCGATTGAATCTCTCATGCTGTGTCCTCCCCGATATGCTAATTTGCTAAAATCTGTCTAGCTGTATTAAATACATAAAGCCTATTGAAAGAGTGGCGCTTAAAGTCTCCGTTTTCTGCAATTGTGCGCCCGATATTTTCATATTTGAGACTTACAACCATTAAGTATTTCTCTAACAGTTCATCCGGGCATTTTAGGCACTCAATAGCATTTTTTATTGTACTTTTATTACTATTGCAGCATATGCCCTCAATGCGTATTTCTTTTTCGTTTTGCAGTTTGTCAAATTCTTTCAGTAGTTCAGCTTTTGTCATATAATCAACCGTCCTTTCATTGCGCGCCCTGTCTCATCGGTGCAGGTGGGGCAGTTCCTGCAGACCGCCAAGCGGCGGTTTCGACTATTCGCAAATTCTGCGGAAAATTTCAATTGTGAGTTCTGCGGCCGCTCTTTTTCTGTCGGATGTGTAGCCGCGGCGCTTGCTCTTTAGGGCTTTTTCTGCTTGCTTAAGGTTTCCAATTCCCCAAGATGCCGCCTTGCTGAGCTTTTCCCATTCTTCCAAAGTAACTTTTACTGCCTTAAGAGTTGCCGGGTTGATTTCGTAACAATCCTTATCGCCTGGGTGCAAATCTTCGCACACCGGAATATATCCACGTGTTCCCATGCTTTCGCCAATATTCCAGACAAAGAACCTTGTCGGGATTTTGTCCACAATTTCAAAAACATCCGTTTTATCACAAAATGCAGGTGTGCTATAGATTTTATTGTTTTCAAATTTTAATGTTGTCATTTTTTCCCTTTCTGGTCTGCCATCATCAGAGCCGGGCGACCATCCCACGGCTGACGCTCCGATTTTGGAGCGTTTCGACTATGCTATTCTAACAACTGCATTTTTAATACTTGAGAAGTGGAAAAGTTCCCCGGTTTCAATATTTTCAAATATTACAGATGGCGCAAAAGTTTCGAATGGTGCAAACGCATCGCCCTTGCAGGTGTACGGACTTTTTTCTGTGTTCCAATCAATTCCAAGTTTTCCAGCTTTTTCGTACACGCAAAAAGTCTTGCCATAGTTTCTAGTTTGTATTTCCTTATTGTGTAAATCATATAAATGTACTTTGATTGTATCGTTTGTTTTCATATTTAGACCCTCTTTCTTATCTGTTTACTATTTCGTAAATCTGCGCCAATTTACAATATTCTTCACATTCTTTTTGCTTTGGGCACTTGGAGCAATCATTTTCGTGAGTGCCGCAAACTTTTGTCAACTCTTTCTCAAGTTCTTCGAGTCTTTCCGATTTCTTCATATTCTTACATCTCCTTTAGTTTGTTTGCTTTGCAAACATATTTTTGCCTCTATATAGTAAGTATTTCTTGCCTTTCGACTTGACTAAAGTATACCAAAATGTAAGGCACAAAACAATAGACAAAATACACAAAATGTAAGGCACAAAACAATAAAACTATTATACAATATATACAAGGCACAAAAATATTTAAAACGCTATTATATAGAAGTAATTATTATTACTTGACTTACAAGGCACAAAAATATATAATGAATGTAACTATATAAAGGAAAGAGGTGCAAAATATATGGAATATAAGACCACAGAGGCGCGCAGAAAAGCCAACTATAAATATGATGATAAATTTGAGCGTGTAAACTGCCGATTTGCAAAAGGCACAAAAGACAGAATTAAAGCCCTTAAATACAGCGCTAACGATTTTATTAAATTAGCCGTAGCTGAAAAATTAGAACGTGAAGAAAAAATATTAAAATAAGGCACAAAAAACTATTGACATACAAGGCACAAAATGTTATTGTTATGTCGTAGCAAAGAAACAATTTAATTAATGAGGTGGGAAAAATGAAATTATACTTTTACATTTTAGACACAGACAGTAGCAATCCTAAAGGCTTATACGTTAAGGAATGCGAAGCGGAAGAGAAGCCAAAGACGTATAAGGCCGTCAAAGGTTCTTTCCCTAACTACTATAGCACAGTGAGGAAAGATGAAGTTGGACAAATAAAATGTGATTGCATGGTCCTTGCAGAGCCTAACTTTGAGTATGCAAAAGAAAAATTCAGGATTAGAGCAGAACGAGCGATTGCAGACAAGCTAAAGAGGATTGAAGAGCTCAAGGCTGAGTTAAAAATAATAAATGAAAGTGAGGTATAGAGAGTATGAAATACGTTGATAAAACCGATGAATATAACGCTTGCGCTGTAGCAAGTAAAACGTGTAAGTTAGGCGGTTGGTGTAGCTCATGTATGTACGCTTATCCCGGCAATGCTGCAATTAGTGGCAAGCCGGAGAGCTATAAAGATGTTTGTACTATGTCAGAAAAGAATTAATTGGAGGTATAAAGAGTATGAGAAACTTTTTAATAACTAAGAAAACATATAATTGCGGCAAACTTGCCGGATTTGAAATCCTTGGTATGGTTCAGGGCGATAATTTCCCGACATACGATAAAGAGACCGCAAAAAAGCTATTCGGCTGTGAGTATGTGGATGTTATGGAAATTCCTGAAAAATGTCATATCAAAGTATTATAAGGGGGTGTAACTATGAGAGAATTTAAAATATATGGAGAAATTGGAAGCAATCCCGATACTCCAAAATTTAGAGCTTTTATGAAAAACATTGAGGCAGAAATAAACGAGAATAAAGAACTAGTTGACCGCTCGAAAAAATGTAATATTGAGTTTGCGGATAAGCTCAAAGAGATTTTGAATAATCCGGAAAATGCCTTATATGTCGGTAGCATGGTATCAGGGCTACAATTTAGAACTCCACGTTATAGCTATATTAAGCATTTAGAGTTTGACGGCAAGGAATACGAGGCAGAAATTGACGAGCTAGAACGCAAGTTCTGTTTATTGGAGGTATAAAGAGTATGAAAGATTATTTTGTGTGGGAAGCTCAAGGAATGAGGCCCAATTGGATAATAGAGGATTGCGAATTAGTACCAGAGTTTGAAAAGATACTTAAAGATGAATTTAGTATTGAATTGGATGCATGAAAAATTATATATTGTTTTTCAAAAAGTCGGTTTTTATGACCGGCTTTTTTATTGCAAATTTTGGGAAATACGAACCATACAACAACTATGCCGGGTATTTCTTTTTTGAGCCACTCAAGGCTTATTTTTTTGCAACTTTAAAACTTATAGAGCGGAAAAATAAACAAGGAAATTGATAGTTGTATCCAAAATGTATACATGATGTATCCAAGATGTATACAAAGTGTATCCGTAGTATAGGTTAGGTAAGGTAAGTATAGTATATATATTAATAAAGCCTAACGGCTTTACAGAAGAGTATATTATTATTAAACCCCTTTATTTTTATTTATTTAATATTAAACAAGAAATATATTATATATAATATATAAATATATAATGCCTGGTTAAATATATTTAGTTTAATATATACAGCCAATAGCTATTTTAAAATCTATTTGACAAAATATAGTAAAAGGTGTATTTTAATAACAACAATTTAAGCACAGAACGTGTTATTGCCAAGCACGAGTGTATATGCAGATGTCGGTTAGCCTGTACAGCTTAGAGTATTTAAACTCTAGGTTGTGCGGGCTTTTTTATTTTATGATTTTGAGGTGCTGAGATGGAAAAAATCAAAGGAAATATAACTAAACATTTAGTTGCCGATTTTGGCACCTTCCAGCTTTATCGAGAGGACTTTGAAAGAGCTATAGATCAGGCTTGCCAGGAATTGCAAATTGACGATTTAAAAAGCGAGGGCCAAAGACCTTGGAAAGCTGTTTGTAAGAGAGTCGGAGAGATTATATTCAATGACAATAGTATTTTAAAGGATAAGCAGTTATATGATAATACATGTATGTTAACTAACTATAACAGGTATAATTATAATATATTAAATAGCATATGTGATGAATATATATATATTAGTGATGTATATAATAAATTGTGTAGTACTGTAGCATTTAGCAATTGGTGTAATATAGATTGTGGCGTTATAGATAATTGGAGATTAAACAAAGAGTCAAGTCCTAAAAGTTATGAGATTTGGGAAAAATTGCAAGGAATACGTAAAGATTGCATTAAAGATAAAGCATACGACAATAAATCTCCTGTCGGTGCTATGTTCGTTGGTAATAATGAGTTTGGTATGAATCAGCCGGGCATTGGCTACGAGGCTACGCAAGCGAGAGTATTAACGGCCAATGAATTACCACAGCTAGACAGTGCAAATAGTCAGAATATTAAAGCATTATCGAGTGATAGCATGGTTGATAATGCCAAGTAATTGTATATACAACATACACAATTCTAAGTCCTTGATTTACAAGGCTTTGAGAGCTATTGAATTATTACAACTATGCACAAAACAGTTGTTTAGCGAAGAGTTGAAAACATAGAGATGAATTGTGTATGCAATAGATACAATTTAAAATGCTTGATTGCTTGAGGCTTGAATGGCTGCGCATTGGAGGCCCTGGGGGTCTACAGGAAAAGCGGCGAACCGCCCCACTTAGTCCCCAAAATATCCGCCAAAACAAAAAGGCCTTTACCCATACCTCAATCGCACTAAGCAGTATTTATTATTATAACATAAGCTATATATTAATTAAACAACATACACAATAATAATATATATACATACAACTACGATAAAATAATAGTTATATATAATATATAACAGTAAAGGAGCCAACAGTGATGAAATTAACAGGATTTGAGTCGAGCAAAATTAATTCCGATATGGTAAATCACCCTAGCCACTACAATTTGCCTGACCGTAAAGAGTGCATTGATGAAATGATTGACATTTACGGGCTTAAGGATGTGGCTAAATGGTGTGAGATTACTGCATACAAGTATAAATATCGTGCCGGGCATAAAGGCTCTGTAATTGAGGATATGAGTAAGGCTGCATGGTACACAATTAAGGCTCATGAGCTTAAATCTAAGCGCAAATGGAAGATTTTCGACAAGATTGTTTATAAATTCATGCCAATGTTTCTTAAGGGCCTGTATACATGGATAATTTTATTTTGTATGTTTTACGGAATACTCTTTTCTGACCGATGCTCAATGGTAGTCTCAATAGTGTTTTTAGTTCTTGCGTGCATAGCTGAGGCAGTATTGAAAGAAAATAAAGACGATTAGATTTTGAGGTGTAAATCATGTTTGTACTAAAAATTGCAACAACAGTATGGCTGGCATTAATTGCATTGGGAATGACAAGTGCTACATTAAACGAAAAAGAGACAGCTATCACAAGGCTCATTAGCATTGCTATAATGTTCGGCCAGATACTTGCCATAGCTTTCATGTGGCAATAAATAGGGCATTCGCCAAGCGGTAAGGCACAGCACTTTGACTGCTGCATTAGTTGGTTCGAATCCAACATGCCCTGTTCGGGGTTTACTTGGTTCCCCGACATTGGACTTAGTAGTTCCTTTCACCCTCATAGTGGAAAGCTGTTAAGAGCCGTCACAAGGCTCGTGAGGGTTTAATCGTGTATAATCCCACAATACACGAGCGTGAAAACCAACCTGTCGTAAAGGCATCTGTAATAGGCAGAGTAGACATATATACCCCCTTTAATTAATTGTTAAACTAGGGCAACTCAAATCATATGAGTCTTAGGTGAGGTGCAATTCCTCACATGTCCTTTGCTGTAGGTTTCGCTAGTTCTTTTCCTACAGCACATACAAATTTATATCTCCGGAGGGTGTAGCCACTCCTTAGACTTCACCCTCATTACTGGCTTGTAGCTCAGCGGTAGAGCAGTCGGCTGTTAACCGACTTGTCGTGGGTTCGATTCCCACCTTGTCAGCTATAGGTTAAAACCTAGAACAAATAATTACGCAAAGCGAGGGAGTTTTGATGATTGTTGTATGGGATGCCATTATGGGGATTAAAAGAATAATTGTTTTTCAACTTGCTGAGTGTATTATTGTATTCGCGAAATCCAGTGAAGCGGTGAAAAGAAAGTATTGCGGAAGTATGCTAAGGTTTCCATACTGTGCAATATCAGCTAGGCATGAAGTCTCGGTTAAGCCATATCTATGAGAATAATATTTGATGATCCAGAAACCACAAAACTTAAAGAATCATAGGTATGGCGAATAAAATTGCAGATATGGTGTAATGGTATCACAGGAGACTGCTAATCTCTCTAACGAGTAAAATCGTTATCAAGGTTCGAGTCCTTGTATCTGCGCTAGTCGGTGTATACTGACTGTTGATGTGTGGCGGAATGGGTAAACGCTAATAGCAGATAGAATGAGCTAGTGGTTCGAATCCACCATAGCATAACCACAGGGGAATACCTGATTGCTAGGGGCTTGAAAGGTCAGGAGTGCTTGTTCATGTGTGGTTCAAATCCACACCACATCAATTCTGAAAATTGCAATTAGTAAGGTTCTGGTAGCATAGTGCGAGTTTTGGTGCAAATCCAAAAGCTGGGCGCGTGACATTTAATGGTCATATGGGTTCGATTCCTATACACAGGGTGAGCGTGGTGCAAGTCCACATATCAGAAGCGGTCGGGTAGCTCCCGAATAAGCAGGCGTTGCAGTAGTCCCTGTTGAAATAATTAAAATGCTTATGTGACTAGTTTTAACTCGAATATGAAAAGAGTTGGAGCTGGTCACACAAGAAACTGTACAACGGATAGTAGTTCAGTTGGGAGAAACCCACTGCGGTAATGGTAGCGGAGGGAGTCACAGGTTCGATTCCTGTCTATCCGATTATCAAAAATAAGGAGATGTCTCTATGGCAAAGGGAGTTAAGACACGAAATGCCAAACTATTCCAAGAAGCATTGACGGAATACGCATACGGCAGATGCTCACAATCGAAAGCTGCAAAAATGGCTGGCATGAGCAGACCAACATTTAGGAAGTACGCAAATATGCATTTTTTAGGTATTCCATTTCCTGACACACTGTTTAAGGTAAAGGAAGAATAACCAATGAACACAAATTGTGTGAACTGTGGCGCACCGATTAACAGAAAACTTAATAAATGCCCTTATTGTGGTACACCTTATGACTACAGTGGCTTTAATGCAAGTTTTGAAAACAAAAATTCACTTGGAACTATCTCTATTGCCGAAAAAGAATATCAAGTGTATTTAGGCAAATATGATGTAGACACAATCAATATGGGGTGCGGCAGAGACATAGACGGAATGCTTCATGGAGACAAAATTGTTAAAAAACGAAAATTTACTTTGATTGAGGTGTAATATGTGTGAATTTTGCGAAGAGAAATTTCCTGTCGTAACACATTATGGCAAATTTAAGATTGATAAGTTGTCAAATAAACCTGTAATTACATGTGACTTGAATAAATGCCCGCCTTTTGCGGCGTGTAGCAGTAAAGATATGAATGTTGAAATGGTAATGGAAATAGCCTATTGTCCTATCTGCAGTAGAAAGTTGGTGTAGTGGTGGCAGAACCTTTAAGTAAATTAGCAGAAAAATGTAAAAGTTACCCTAAATCTGAAAAATGTGACCATAAAAGAATGGAGTTATGCGCTTTAGCGGATTTGCCACTACAAAATCTTGCAAGTGCTACACAAGGCATTTTGATAGACAATATGTCACCTATATTGAGGGAAGAAATAAAAAGCCCTTTAAGTCCATTTAGGTACAAAGACGAATTAGAAAAAGCACTAAATGATTTCCATTTTGGAAATATGTTTATGTATGGCGCTTAGAAAGTTGGTGGAAGAATGATATCGTACAAAATAGCATTGTTTATTTACTATCTCTTATCGTTATGGCTCATAAAGAAATCCAAAAATATTAGAGAAGTCGCAGAAACGGGGTTTTTAAGTATTATATTTCTTTTGACAATGATTTTGGCAAATATTTAGAACATATAGAGTAGGAGTGTAAGAATGAAAGAAACTATTTTATATATTTCAAAATCGGAACAGGATATACGAAGTTTTCTGAAATATCTTCAATCAAAGCTAGAAGCAGAACAAAAGGAATGTACCCTAGATGAAGAACACGATATTTTAAAAGTGCCAAAATATTACGATATTGTCGGAAAGAGTGTTCATGGGAATATGCTTGGTGTGGGCTATGGATATTGCAAATATTATTGCTTTTCAGAAGCGTACAGCAAAGATAAGTATAGCAATGCAGAAAATGAAAAACTTAAAGAAATTCTTATGCACACAAGAGAGGGTGCGGAGAGAATATCGGGGCTTGATATTTTATGTATGCTAGGGTTGGTTTAAAAAGGCAGTGGAAGAATGAAACATCAAAAAGAATGGCACACTTGCGACAGGTGCGGAAAAGAGATAATACGATACGATGAAAAATATGCATACATCAAAACGAGAGAGATAAAACCTCTTTACGAAAAAAGCATATGCACAGCCGAAGATTTAGCAAAGGAAGTGTTTCCAATGGCTATATGGAGAGATGATATGCAATACGATTTATGTCCTAAGTGTAGGAAAGAGTTCAAGAGGTTTATGAAAAATGGAGCATGAAAGAAAATGGTGCACTTGTGATAGATGCGGAAAAGAGATAAAAGTAGGGCTGTTGGCTACAAACTCAATCACGAGAAACGGCATATTAAATATAACATACGACTTATGCAATGAGTGCATGGAAGAATTTGAGGAGTTTATGAGAAATGAAACTGACAGTCGGAAATAGCGTATATGAAATGAAAGCAGAACAATTAAAAGCTGTTTTACATGTTGCAAGTAAACAGGTTCCGTTTGGAATTTATGCGGTCAGCAAAAAAGGCATGGCTATTCTTTTGAAGGAGACGTATTCCACCAACGAGGAGCTGAAAAAGGCTGTTTCTGATTATGCAGCGAAAGGATTTAAGGTGTATTACAATGAGCATGGCAGAAGTAATTAAATCAATAGAGCGTGAAGCACTTAGAGAAGCACAATCGCGCGAAATAGGTAGTAGAAATGGCAAGCCTATAGATTGTTCCACTTTAGAGGATGAACCTGTTGTCGTGGCAGATAATGAAGCAGACAGGCAAGTGCTTAGAATGGCACTATTACAGAAATTTTGCGGTGATATATCCGGTGGCTATTTAACAAAGACACCATGTATAAGCAAAGATGATTCAATTCCAGAATGACTTAGAAAAAATGTCGAAAAGAAATTGAGAGATTGCTTTAAGGGGCGATAATTGATGGAATTTCAGTACAGAAAAATGGTACAGGAGATAGCTGATGAAGCATTAGACAATGTTACAATCAACAATATTCCGTTTCGTGAATGGATTGATAATGTGAATAATGCTTATACAAATAAAACATGCAATCTAGCTTCTTGCCGATACAATGCAGATGGTAAATGTACAAACGAAGAAAAGAGAGAAGAATGTGTTGAAACTTCAAGAAAGGTGTTGTGCATAAATGAAGAAAACAAGAAGTAAAATAATCATTAAAACAAGAGCTGGTGGTTACACAAAAATTTATGCCAATGGGAAATGGCAGAAGAAAGTATGTGCCATTGATTATCATGCAGAATGCAGTGGCCAAGACGGTATAAAGGTTACTTGCGAATTTGATAGACTGAAAACTGATAAAAATGGTTCAGTTATCTACGATGAAGCTGAAAAAGATTTTGCAAAAGAACACATAGTTGCAAGAATTTAGGGGGGCAAAGTTATGAAAATAACTGAAATGAACAACTGCATTGAAGAAATGCGTAAATGCTACAAGTTTGAGGATAATAAAACGGAAATAACGCTTGGAGATTCAACGAGCTGGTCTGCAAGATGTGTAAATGTATGCACAAATGATGAAAACGGAACGCAGATTGAAATGACAAGAATAGCGGATAAATTAGAAGAAGCAGACTATTGTTGGCGATGAAAGGAAATCAAATGGGCGAAATAAAATCTGGAATGAAAATTGCTTATCAAGGAGTAAAGGAAGAAATGGAAACAATAGTTGTAGAACTTGCAAGAAAAGGAATTGAAAAGCCAAAAGGCTTTAGTGTGTTGGAGCAGTTTATAAAAGACAGACTTTCAGACTGCGAATAAATATATCACCGGCCAACAAGTAAAGTTAGTCATTACATTACTTTAAGGAGTGAATACATGGAGTACCAAGGCGCAATTAAGAAAATGGAAAAAGGAATAACAAGACTTCGAAAAGAATTAGACGAAGGCAAGTTAGGAATAAAAACATCACAGAACGAGTTACTTATTTACGATGATACGATGAAAATAGATATTCTTGGAACAGAATACAGAATTGAAATCCACAAAGTATCAGAGGACAGTTACATGGAGAAAAAAGGTCTTGCAGGCTATTGTGAAGAAGAAAACAAGTTGATTGTAGTTGCCGATATGTCCGAAGAAAAATATTTTGTAGGCATGGACGAAAAAGCACAGGAAACATATCGTAAAAAGACCTTAAGACATGAAATTATGCATGCTTTTCTGAATGAGAGCGGGCTGTCTGATAGTTCAAATCGGTTTGATGGTGCATGGGCAAAGAATGAGGAAATGGTTGACTGGCTTGCAATTCAATCCCCGAAAATCTTTTCTACGTTCAAGAAAATGAATATTTTGTAAACATGTATTACCGACTACGGACTAATTGTAGTTGCTGACCTTATAAAAATAAAGGTTGATAAAATATAAAAGAAGGCAGAAAGGAATATATCATGGTTGATTTGAAAATATTTACAGAAAATATAGAACATGAAGCATTAAATCAGATATATACGCTTGTAAAACAGCCAGCATTTTCGGATTGCAAGATAAGAATTATGCCAGATGTTCATGCGGGAGCAGGGTGTGTTATAGGATTTACTGCTGATTTAGGAGAAAAAGTAATACCGAACATTGTTGGAGTTGACATAGGTTGTGGGATGCTTACTACAAACTTGGGGAATATTGATATTGATTTTGAGAGATTAGATAACGTCATTAGAAAATATGTTCCAAGTGGTAGAAAAGTTCATGAAGAAGAAAACTCATCTGTCGCAAGCGATATTATTGAAAAATTGTATTGTAAGGAACAGCTGAAAAATATAGATTGGCTGAAAAGGAGTTGCGGCACGTTGGGAGGTGGCAATCATTTTATCGAAGTTGATAGCGATAGCAAGAATAATAAATATCTTGTTATTCATTCGGGAAGTAGAAATGTCGGAAAGCAAGTCGCAGAAATATATCAGCAAATGGCGATTGATGATATATCGGGAAAATCGAATTTTAAACAAGATAGCGAGAAATTGATTACTGAATACAAAAAATGTAAAAGAGAAAGAGAAATCAGCAAGGCTATCAAAGAATTAAAGCAGTCCTACGAAACAAATACAACTAAAATCCCTAGAGAGTTATCATATCTTGTTGGAAAACATAGAGAAATGTATTTACACGATATGAAATTATGCCAAGAGTTTGCGGAAATTAACAGAAGAGTCATTCAGAGCATTATTTGTTACTATATGGGTTGGGAAGTTACAAAAGAAACGGAGCGATTTCAAACGATTCACAACTACATTGAACACGATACAAATATTGTTCGTAAAGGTGCTATTTCTGCAAAAGCGGGTGAAAAAGTACTAATACCAATAAACATGCGTGACGGTTGTATTTTGGGAATTGGCAAGGGAAATGAAGATTGGAATTATTCAGCACCGCATGGAGCGGGGCGAACTATGAGTAGGTCAAAGGCAAAAGAAAGCATTTTGCTAGAAGAGTATCAAAAAGCAATGGATGGAATATTTACAACATCTGTAAATACATCTACGATTGATGAAAGTCCTATGGCATATAAAACAATGGATGAAATAATTGGAAATATAAAAGACACTGTTGAAATAGTTGACATTATAAAACCGATTTACAATTTCAAAGCAAACGAATAAAAACAATTACCGGCTAACAAACGGAGTTAGTCGCTAACCTAAAACAAGACCAAGAAAATAGTCTTTAAATAATTTCCGAAACACCAAGAGGTGCGTACAATATTGGTGTGCTAAGAATAGCTTTTACTACTGACTACGCATATTACCGGCTACAGATTGAATGTAGTCGCTACCCTAAAACAGTTATAGGCAGAGGTCTATAAGCACCTTTGCTTTTTAAAAGTGGAGGTGCTTTTCTTATGGCTAGTCAGAGCCTTATTTCCACAGTTAATAGTTACGAAAATTACATAGAAAAAAACGGAATAGACGAGCAAGTAATTAATGCCTATGTAGACGCTTGCAGTGTAGCCATAAACGGCGAGAAAGATATTGAGTATGGATTACAACTCACTAAGAGGGCAAAAGAGCTTATAGAGGACTTCTGCACAGTTAAAACAGGCGGTACGATTTGGGATTTGGAAAAATACGCATTCGACCACAAAACCACATATGAGCTGATAAACAAAAAATATGAGGTTTTGCTACTTGAAGCTCAAAACAAAATAGTTGACAGCTATTTTCAGTACATAGAGAAAAAGCGCGAGCCTAAAGACCGATTTTATATGCCACGTAGGAAACAATTAATCAAAATCGGACTTGTGGACGCATTACAAGGCATGATTGATGATAAATACGACATATTGTGCGTGAGCCTAGTGCCGGGAGCCGGAAAGAGTACGATTGAGAAATTTTTTCATTCGGCAGTTGCCGGTTGGTTTCCAAAAGACTACAGCCTATTTTATTCACACAGTGGCGATATTACACGAATGTACTACGATGGAGTATACGACATTGTTACCAACGATGATGATTATGCGTGGCATGACATTTTCCCTGGTCTATCAGTTACAAGCACGAATGCCAAAATGGAGCAATTCAATATTGGCAAATATAAACCTTTTCCGTCAGTACAATGTACTTCTGTTGGAAGTAAGAACGCCGGAAAAGTCCGTGCAAGTAAATTTTTGCTAGTTGATGATATGATAGGCGGAATTGAGGAAGCCTTAAATCCCACAATACTTGATAAGTTGTGGGATAAATACGCAGTAGACGCAAGACAACGTAAGACACAAGATACGGACGGAAAGCCGTGTAAAGAAATACATATTGCCACTCGTTGGAGCGTACATGATGTTATCGGACGCATTCAAAATATGTATGTCGGAAATCCGAGAGTCAAAACAATATCGGTGCCCGATGTAGACCCTGTGACAGGGGAAAGCAATTTTGATTATGAGTATGGCGGTTTTACGAAAGAGTTTTTTGCCGACCAACAATTACTCATGGACGAAATCTCTTACCGATGTTTGTATAAACAGGAGCCTATCGAGCGTGAGGGATTATTGTTTCCTGACGATAAAATCCGCAGATACTTCAATCTGCCACATGGCGAACCGGAAATCATCACAGCTCAATGCGATACAAAAGGAAAAGGCACAGACTATTTTGTTATGCCAATACTGCAAAAATATGGTGAGGACTATTACTGTGTCGATTGTGTGTGCGACAATACGGCAGACTATGAAATGCAGTATGAAAATGCGTCAAACACATTAGTTAATAATCAGGTACAGGAGTGTGAGTTTGAGCGTAATGCTGGTGGGGACAGAGTGGCTATGGAAGTTAATAAGAGAGTTGAAAATAAAGGGTGGATATGCAACATCACTGATGTACCTACAGAGACAAATAAGGAAGCGCGTATTTTTCAGTGTTCTAACTGGATTTTACAACATATTATTTTCAAAGACCAATCACTTTATAAGCCCAATGAGCCTTATGGAGTAATGGTATCACTGCTGAAACGATATTCAGTGACCGGCAAAAAACAGCTTGATGATGTTCCTGATGTTTTTTCAAACTTTGCCTTAAGAATGACACAAGGCAGTAGAATAGCAAAGGTTGAAGCAGTACACAATCCGTTCAGAGGAGGGCTTTATTAATGAATACAAAAACTTACTTAAATCAAATTAGCAGATTAGATAAAATGATACAAAATAAGCTGTCTGAAATATACCGGCTTAAGACAATAGCATGTAGTGTTACTGTTTCAACGGACAAAGAAGCGGTTGACGTTTCATCGGATAAAGATAAATTAGGCAGTACAGTAACTAAAATTGTGGACTTGGAAAAAGATACAGACAGACTTGTTGATGAATTTATGAGAAAAAGAAATCATATTATCAGTCAAATTGATAGTATGGAGAATACTGACTATTATCATGTACTCTCAATGAGATATGTCAATCAAAACACTTTTGAAGAAATCGCACAGGCTACAAATTGGAGCATAAGAAAAATATTTACAATCCACGGCAGAGCCTTGCAAGAGTTTGAAAGACTTTACGGAAAAGAATATCTTGAAAATGTGCAGTAGTGTGCATAGTTTTGCATATCATTGCATATATACACTTAAAAAATTGACAGTTATAATATAACTATGAAAAAATCGTAATTCGTTCATTGCGTAAATCTCTTTTAAATAGCACTCGCAGATTGTGGGTGCTATTTTTAGTGAAACGAGGACAACATGAATAATCAGAATATTGTACCAACAGGAAAACGAAGTGTAATGTGCCCTCGTTGCGGAAAGCTATTAACGTGGGTAAATAAAAATGATAAGAAGCACCATAAGGTAATGTGTACGCACTGCCGTAAATGGATATGGTTTTGGGCTGGCACACAAGAATTTCAGATAAAAGAGGTTCCACAGAGAACTTCTGCAAGTGGCATGAGGTTTTATTGATGTATAGATATTCTCATAAAAACGTAAGACCTTTTTCGGCTGTCTGTCAGAATAATTACGGCAGACAAGTTATTTTCACACGTAAAAGGCAAATCACAAAAAACAACATAATCGAAGAACTGAATAAAGCACTTGTGATTCACGAGCAAAACGCTATTGAGATTGAGTATCTTGACAGATACTATCGTGGTGACCAACCGATTTTGTATCGGCAAAAAGTGAACCGCCCGGAAATCAATAACAAGATTGCTGTAAATCTTGCATATGAGCTTGTTGAGCGCAAGACCGCAGAAATGTGTGCCGAGCCAATCCAATATGTGCTACGTGGTACTGATAACCACAAGTCAGAGGAAATCACACAGCTTAATATCACAATGGACTCTGAAAGCAAACAAGAGTGTGACATAGACATACATCGGTGGAGAAGCATATGCGGTACCGGCTACAGATTTATCGGTAATGACGATGGGCAAGGGCAGTTGCTCGATGAAAGCGATTTTTATTTATCGTCTGAAAATCCAATGTATACGTTTGTTGTGTACTACTCAAACGGACGTCCGGCATTCTCTTGTCAAATCGGAGAGGACGAGAACGGAGCGAACATATACTATGTGTTCACTGACAATGAGTGGTTCGATATTCGCAACGACAAGATTTATGCAAGCGGAACAAACGGCAACAGAGCCATTCCGGTGATTGAATATCCAAACAATGCAAGACGATTATCTGACATTGAAATGACTATTGCTATCACAGATGCTATTAACGTGCTTACATCGGACAGAATTAATGGTGTCGAGCAGTTTGTGTCTGCATGGGTGAAATTTGTTAATTGCGAGATTGACATAGATACATTCAGAAAAATGCGACAAGAGGGAGCATTAGTCGTTAAATCTAACAATGGTTCAGACAACAAGGCTGATGTTGATGTAATGACGAGCGAGCTTAATCAGACAGAGGGACAAGTGGTATTCACTGACCTTTTTGAAAGATTTTTAAGTATTCAAGGCCTTGCAAATCGTCAAGGCAACACAGGCGGTGACACCGGCTCAGCCGTAGAATTGAGAAACGGACATTACGATGCCGGACTTAGGACAGCTATTAATGAGCCTATCCTTAAGAAATCAGAGAGAATGGCACTTAGGCTTATTCTTAACAGGCTGAGAATTAATAAAGGCTTTACGCTTATGCCTAGCGATGTTGAGATACACATTAATCATAATAAGCTAGACAACATGCTTGTTAAGGCAGAAGTGCTTGAAATATTACTTAGGTGCGGTATCAATTACAAGAGGGCTGTTAAGACGATTGACATGTTTAGCGACCCTGAACAAGTTACTCTCGAAAGCGCTAAGCGCATGGAAATGTTATTCCCGGAAGAACAGCCGACAACAGCTACACCTAACAACAATAACGATGATAAGAATAATGGAAAGACAGCCGATGAATAATTGGCTGTCAATTTATTTTGGAGCTTGATATGGCAGATGAAATCCACGCACTTAACAAAAATGAAATACAAGACATAGATTATGACACATATTTTGGCGAGATGGATTTATCTGACGAGGAAAAGGAAGATAGAAAAAAACTTGCTGAAAAGTTTGAAAAAATCTTTGTTATGCTATTTGCCTCGTTGTCCGGCAAGGAAGAAACAGAGATAACCACTATCACTAAAGAATTTATTATCAGATATGAGAGCATTGCCACACAGTACTGTAAAGCAAAGAGAACACCCTCATATATTACAGATTATGCCAGGTACATTGTGAATGAAGTAGTTGACGCTACCACACAAAATACTGAAGTAGAGTATTTTACTTCACAGAAGCGAGCAAAAAATGTAGCTGCGAATGAAGCTAATGCAGTCGGCAATTACAGATTGCAAACTGATATGGTGAAACAGGGTTACAAAACAAAAGAGTGGCGCTCAAAAGAAGATTCACATGTCAGACCTACACATGCAGAAGTTGACAGAAAGAGAATTGATATTTTTGAGCCGTTTGAAGTTGGAAATTCACTGATGATGTTTCCAAAGGACCATTCGCTAGGGGCACAAGTAAAAGAAATAGCAGGGTGTAGATGTACCCTTAAATATTACAAATAATGAGCAACTTGTAAGGAAACTTATAGGTTGCTTTTTATTATACAAAAAATTTGCAGTTGTGCGTTAAACAACAGAAAAACTCGGCTGGTGCGACCAGCGATAACAAAAGCGTGAGTTACGGAGGTAATTGAAATGACAAGAAATGATGTTTTGAAGCTTTTCCCGGATGCAACGGATGAACAGATAACAAATCTGCTTAACAAGAGCGGTGAGGAAATGGCAAGAGAGAAAGAGAAAGCCAATCAGTACAAGGCTAAAGCCGACAAAGCCGACGAGCTACAGACACAGCTTGATGAACTACAGGCTGGCAACATGACGGAGCTTGAAAAGGCAAATAAAGCCTTAGAGACAGCCAATCAGCAGATAGCCACGCTACAGAAAGATAAAGCTGTCAGAGATTTACGAGAGAAAGCAATGTCTGATTTTGGCATTACTGCTGAACAGGCAAAAACAGTAGTAACAGAGGATGGCTCTTTTGACACGACATCACTTGGCAAGATTATTTCCGACATGAAAGCCAATGCGATAGCGGAGTATGAGAAAAACGCACTCAAAGATACTCCTAATCCAAACAATGGCGGTAACAATAATGAACCCGACTCGAAGCCGGCAGATGTAGCAAATGCAGAGCAAATCTCATTCGGTACAGTTGCAAATGCTGAAAGTCAAAACAGCTATGTAATTTAAAACAGGAGGTAGAACGATGGGAAAGCCAATCGTAAGAGACTTTACACAGAGTAAAGGAATTTTAAAATTTTTCCCTTATGAGGGTGCGGCGTGCCTTGTACCACAGACAATGAAAACAAGTGCAGATGAAAACGGAATGAAGATCGTGCCAGCCGGTACACCATTCCCAAGCAATGACGCAGAGTGCAAGGGCTATCTGTTGCACGATGTAGATGTAACAATGGGTGACGCACCTGGAACATACGTATATCAGGGAACTATTGATTGGGAGAAAGTTAAGTCACTTTCAATCGCAGATGAAGCTAGAACTGCAACACCTAGAGTTACTTTCTATGGCGCACCAAAGATTGTAGCAAGTCAGGTTTAAAAGGAGGTAGAAGAACATGGCATTACCATTAGCAGAAGCATTTACAGCGAGAAGCCTCGGTGTAATGTGGGATAACTACAAAAAGACATTAGGAACTGCCCCTTATCTTGGCAGACAGAAATTCGGAACACGTAAACAGGACTCACTCGACCTTAGATTTATCAAGGGTAAGAACGGACTACCGGTATCGCTCAAAGCCTCAAACTTTGACGCACAGGCAGAGTTAAGAGATGTTGGAGGTTTCTCTGACATTCAGAACTCTATGCCATTCTATCGTGAGGGATATATGGTAACAGAAAAAGAGGAGCAGGAGTATGACAATTACAGAACTTCTGAAAACTCTAGCCTTGCCAATAACGTATTGCGTGAAATCTCTAAGAAACCAATGATGTTAATTGAGGGCGCATTAGTTGTACCGGAGAGACAGATTTGGCAGTTACTCGCACCTACAGATGGTGTACCAAAGGTAAAGGTTGTACTTGGCGATAAGAACTATGTCGTTGATTACACAGCCGACAATGGAGCAGAGCATAAGGAAAAGCACTTTAAGTCAATTACCGGCACAAGCGCATGGGATAAGCCTACCACATGTGCACCACTCGATGACCTTATTACAGCTCGTAGAGATTTTGCAAAGGCTACAGGCTACTCGCTTACACGTTTCACCATGAATACAGAGACTTGGGAAATGGTGCTTAAGGCAGAGGACACAAAGAAACAGGTACTCGGTATCACTGCTTACAATGGCGGTATCAGATTACAGCAAGGACAGGTTACTGAATACCTTAGAGGATATGGTATCGAGATTGAAGTATACGATAAGCTCTATGTTGACGAGTCAGGGCAGACACAGTACTTTGTACCAACAGGTATTGTATCTGCGCAGTCTGCCGGAGTATTCCTCGGCGATTACACATTCGGTAAGACTCCAGAGGAAAGAAGCGGAAGTATCACAGACGGAAACCTCTCACTTGTTGAGACAGGTGTATCTGTATACACATATGCTACAAATCATCCTATCAATACTCACTGTATCGTATCTATGATTGGATTACCTACATTCGAGGGTATGGATAGCGTTATGGTTCTCAAAGTTAAGGAGGATTAAGGCTTATGATAGCAACGCACTCTATAAAGCATGATGGAGTATGGTATAAAGTCGGAGACGAGGTACCGGAAAGCAATAGCAATTCGGTGCCTTCTGATTTTATGAACCCACCTGAAACACCATACACAAAGACAGAAATTAACAGAATGCCGACAGCTGACCTAAAGAAGCTTGCGAGCGAAAATGGTATTGAAAATGCCACAGAAATTAATGGCAGCGACTTGAAGAAAATGTTAATTGAAAAGTTTGGATTATAAGGAGCTTGGCATGGAATACACCACATTAGAACAAGTCAAAATCAGACTTAAACAATTTCATATTGATACAGTCACGAATGATGATGAAACAACATCTGATGTGGTAGTGTTCGACAACAAGGAAGATAACCCACTCATTGAACAGCTCATTAAGCAAGCCACGGAAGATGTAAAAGCAAAAAGGTGTTATCCGGACACTTTCACTGATAATGATATAACTGCCGATTTAAAGCAGTTTGAGAATGTCGTTATCAATCTTGCTGTATACGACCATTCACAAGCCGGTGAGAACTACATGAGCGCATTGAGTGAGGGTGGAGTGAGCCGTACATGGAAAGACAGAGATAAGCTGTTTGTCGGAGTTTTCCCTTTTGTTAAAGTGCTATAAGCAAAAGAAGATTGTGCGTTACCAATATGGTAGCAGGCGGTACACATTGAGTGGTGGTGGGCGGTGTACCAATTACCAAAGACGAAAGGCGGTATATCAATGCCAATAGCAGTAATTATAAGCATTATTTCAGTTGCTTTTTCCATCTTTTTCGGACTGTTTACATTAGGGCTTAATCTTAAGAACAACAAAAAGTCTGACAACGCAGAACTTACGGAGCGTGTAAAACAAAATACACGTATAAACATGAAACTTGACACAATATCAAGCAACACAACAGAGATAAAGAATGAAGTTACAGAAATGAGAAGAGAACTTAATTCTCACGATAACAGGATTATTAAAGTTGAGGAAAAGGTAAAGTCAGCACACCACCGAATAGACGGATTGGAAGCGCGACTTAACGAAGATAAGGAGGCATAGCAGAATGGATATAACATCAGTATCAACAGTAGTTGCAATCGTTGTAATTACATATCTGATAGGTTTAGGAGCCAAAGCAATCCCACACATTAAGGATAATTATATTCCTATAATCGTAGGTGTTGCGGGTGGCATCTTAGGCGTCATAGGTATGTATGTAATACCGGACTTCCCGGCAAATGACATTCTTGATGCAATAGCAGTAGGAATTGTGTCCGGATTGTCAAGCACAGGTGTTAATCAGATTTATAAACAGGTAAAGAAAAATGCTTGACATTAATAAACAAGTCATGAAGTACGCACTTCAAGGTCAAACAGTCACAGTCTATGAAAAAGACGAGGACGGAAATCCAAAGTTTTACGAAACAGAGGACGGAGAGAAGATATATTACACCCATGAGGAAACAGGCTTTTCAGAGCCGGTTGATTTTCGGGCGAATATATCGTTTGACGGAGGAGAAGCGCAGAACAAGGAATATGGCTTTAATACGGCTGATTTTGATGCTGTTTTGCTGACAGGCAGAGGAGAATACCCTTTTAAAAAAGGTGACGTTATTTGGCTTGATAGCGAGCCTACAAAGGACGAAAACGGATTAGTTGATTCAACTTCCGCAGACTTTACAATAGTGGGAGTCAAGCCCTCTCTCTATTCAGTTAAATACATGCTCAAAGCAGTTGTGAAAGAAGTGTAATTATGAAGATTGACGTTTCTCTGACAGAAAAATCTATGCAAGATGCGATAGACAAGCTTGAAAAATACAAAGACCGCTTACAGGACAAGTGCATAGCGTTTGTTGGAGAGCTTGCCAGTAATGGCATTGCTGTAGCACGAGCAAATACAGGTAATTTTGGATACTATATTACATTTAGCTACGAAATTAAAGATGCAACGGACGGCTGTACGGCTATTGTGCTCGCTACCGAAACAGGGCAGATACAAAGCACATGGCAAACGGCAGACGGACTTAAAACAGTTGATGTATCGCCTTTGCTTATGGCTGAATACGGCTCGGGCTGGAAAGCTAAACCACATTTCAATGATGCAAGAGGCGGTCAAGGAACTTTCCCGGGACAGACACACGCATTTGACAGCGAGGGTTGGTATTGGAGAGATGAAAGTGGAGAATTACACCATTCATACGGCATTACACCTACAATGCCGATGTATCACGCATTTGTAGAAATGGAAAATGACATTATGAGAACGGCACGGAAAATTTTTTAGTTGAGGTGATAAAGTGGCAAGTCAAAATCAATGGGTTTATGACCTTGAAAATCTCGCATATGCGATTGTTAAAACCCGATGCGAGAAGAAGTTGAAAACTAAATACCCCAAACTAAAATTCACACAAGAGGAACAGTCGGACAGTGCAGCGGCTAGTTTCCCGACAGTGCTAGTTCAAGCGCTCGAACCTATTGAACAGAACGAGGATTTAGAGTGTGAAAGAATAAATACAGTGTTATTTACAGCACAAGTGACTGTTACAACGAATAAAAGCCGTTCAGAAGCCTTGAATGTGGCGCAGACAGTGGCTAATGAATACAAAGCAATGTCATTTAAGCTGACACCGGCCCCATTCGCTAGAAAAAACGGCAAAATATGGACAGCAACATTACGTGCTAGGCGGTCATTCGACTGGAATGATAGATTATAAGAGCTTTTTGGCTCTTATTTTTTTATGAAAAATTAGGAGGTAATAAAAATGGCAACAGGATTAAAAAGTAGAATTGCTTACAAGACACCAACCGCATCCGCCACAAGTGGCGATTACTGGGCTGGAACTTACAAGCTCTTACTTAGAGCAAAATCAATTCCCTCACCATTCGGTTCACAGAATATGGTAGATACTTCAACTCTTGAAGATTTAGTAGAGACACAGGAAATGGGTAGACGTTCAGCTGGCTCTATGGAAGTTGAGGGGGCTTTTGAGAAAAAGTACAAAGACGAGATGGTAACTAACGAGGGCAAGAAGCTCGACTTTATCATTCTTTATGGTACAGACGGAAAAGGTTCAGAGGGTATCTGCGCTTTTATCGGTCAGGAGTCATTCGCCCCAGGTGAGGCTTCCGATGACCACTTAACAGGAACTGCGACTGTATCAGTTCAGACAGTACCTAAGTGGATTGAGGATAACTACGATGTTGCGGTCACAGAGGATGACCAAGGCTATCCAACAGAAATCACACTCGCAAAAAAATCATGAGCCAATCGAAAAAAGCCGTAGCGGTTGGCTATGATGATAGCACGGCTGACAGCGAACTTGAAGAAACAATATAGCAAGGTAATTGAGGCAGTGTTAAAACTGCCTCTTTCCCTATATAAATTAGGGAGAAAGGGAAAGATAAAATGAAAATTAAATTAAGTGGAAAAGAGTATACAGTTAAATTCGGATATGCACCGGTATATAAGAATAAAATTATCCCAAGGCTCGTAGGAATGGAGCAAAAGGGCGAGGGACTTGAAGTCATTGACAACATGCTTGGATTTTTACCGGAGTTTTTGCTCGTGGGCTTGCAAAAGTTTCACGCTGACGAATTTGGCTTTGATTTTGACGATAAAGAAGCAAAAGAGAAGCAATTAGCGAAGATGTATGATTTGCTTGACGATTATCTCGACCCAGAGAATGAAGAGGGTGGAGATATAATGTCGCTCTACAACGATTTGTCGGCTGAAATGGAGAAAAACAGTTTTTTATCAAAGATGTTGGCGAAAGAGGTACAGACAGCCAAGAAGAAGCCAATCAAGAAGTAAAAGAGCTTACATGGGAAGTGTATTGCAACGAAATCCGCCCATATTGGCTTTTGGCAACTAAAGGCTATGGATTTAGCGTTGAGGACATAGATATGTCTTGTCCGGCTGATTTAGAGCCTTATTCAAAAGCTTATATGCTTGCACAAAAAGAAGCTGACTCTAACATGTGGGCCTGGTGGGGCACATACGGATTAAGCGCAACTCTTACAGCTATTGATAGAGCTTTAAATAACAACAAAGCAAAAGCAAAATACATTGAAAAATCATTAAATGAGCAATACTCAAAAGATAACGAGCCTAAATACAAGGAGTCCAATGAGGAAATTGCCGTTTACGAGATGAAACAACGAATTAATGCATTAAGACAGTCGGGACTACCTGAAAGTCCTGATTAATGAGGTGAAAATATGGCATATAAAGGAATTGACGTATCGTCATATCAAGGAAATATTGATTGGAGCAAGGTTAAGTGGGCCGGAGTGCAATTTGCAATCCTTAAAATAATCCGCAGAGACCTTAATCCGGATAAAACCTTTGAAGCGAATTGGAAAGGCTGTACTGATGTAGGAATGCCAATACAAGGTGTTTATAACTACTCATACGCTACAACAGTAGACAAGGCAAAGATGGACGCAAATAAGGTCATTCAGACACTTAGCGGAAGAAAAACCTTTGTTTGGTTAGATGTTGAGGATAAGTGCCAACAAGGACTTGGACAGACACTTATTGATATTATCAATACATATCAGAGCGTTATTAAGAGCGCCGGGCTTAACTTTGGTGTATACACAGGGCTTAGCTTTTACAATCAGTACATTGCGCCATACGCAAATCAGATTAATTGTCCGTTTTGGATTGCGCGTTATCCGTCAACTAAGGGAATGTCTATCGGTGATGAGCCTAACAGTGCAAAGAAGCCTGTTATTCAACATCCTCTGTATGGCTGGCAGTATTCGAGTGCATTTACCTGTAGCGGTCTGAATAACAGCACTGACGCTAACCTACTCTATATTGAGCTTGATAAGGGTGACGGAATAGAGAATAATCCGGCACCAATAGCAACTCCGGTAAAGAATAACGCTTGGAAAGGCAACGAGGAATATTACCTCAATAATGAAGATGTAAGGAAATGGCAACATGCAATGAACATCGGATTTGACACAGACGAGCTTAAGGAAGATGGCAAGTTCGGAGCTAATTCACAGAGATTTGCTAAAAGTCACAATCTGTGGAGTGGTCAGAAACACAACTGTCCAACTGCAATTAAGTGGCTGAGAAAAACTCTGCATGACAAGTTTCATTTTTACAAACTTGATACCGATTATAAGGAGTGGAGCGATTACCTCACTAAATGTGTCAAAGTATTTCAAAAAAATAGGGGTCTTAAGCAAGATGGATATGTTGGATTGATTACAACATATTATCTGCTCAAGGATTAAATACATGAGAGCTACTTTAGGGTAGCTCTCTTTTTTATTACATACAGGGAGGTGAGAAAATGGCAGAGAGCATTGAGCTTCAGATCAAGTCGGACGCGCAACAAGCGATTAAAGCCATAGGTAATTTACAAAGCAAGTTGCAAGGACTTGGAGATACTCTCAATTCCCTCAATGGTGCAAGCATAAGCAATTTTGCGAGTGGAATGTCACAACTTGCAACATCACTTAGAAGCGTGAGCAGTATTGACACACGTACCTTTAGTAAGATTGCGACTAACATGGAAAAGCTTGGCAACCTTGATACTGCAAGACTTGTCAGCTCGGCAAGTGCTTTAAAGAGCATGGCAACAGAATTGTCAGGCTTTGCAAATATCTCAAAGCAATCAGCAGAGATTACACAGCTAACGGCTTCAATCTCAAAGCTCGGTTCAAAATCAGCTGGGTATGCTGCGGAGAACATCAGAAACCTTGGCAACGCCTTGAAAGAGGTAATGACAACATTATCTAGCGCACCGAGAGTCAGCAACAACATTATTCAAATGACTAATGCACTTGCTAATCTGTCGCAGCAAGGCTCAAAAGTCGGTTCGGCTAGTAGGTCGCTCATAACAGGCTTTTCAAACACAACTAAGTCAATTAAGAGTACAAGAAGTGGATTCAGGGGCTTAGCTTCAACTATCGGTAAGTTTTATGCAACTTATTGGTTGGTTATGCGAGCTGTTGGAAAAATAGGCGGTGCAGTTGATTTAGCGAGCCAATTAACAGAGGTTCAAAACGTAGTAGATACCACGTTTGGCGACATGGCAAGCAAAGTTGATGATTTTACAAAAACATCAATTCAAGACTTCGGAATGTCAGAGCTGACAGTTAAGCAAATATCAAGCCGTTTCCAAGCGTTAGGTACCTCTATAGGTATTTCATCGGAGCAAGTGGCAAATGGTACGGCAGTGGCAAATAAAGCCCTTATGAGCCAAAATAACACGCTATACAAGACTACAGACAGTATGGCTGATATGTCACTTAATCTTACAAGATTAGCTGGTGATATGGCTTCGTTCTACGATGTAGACCAAGCTGATGTTGCAAAGAGCTTACAATCCATTTTCACAGGAACAATCGCACCATTAAGGAGATACGGACTTGATTTAACACAGGCCACGCTTTCTGAGTGGGCTATGAAAAACGGACTTGACGCAAATATCAAGTCAATGACGCAAGCTGAAAAGGTATTGCTAAGATACAATTATGTCATGGCAAATACGCAAGCCGCACAGCAGGACTTCTCTCGGACCGCTAACACTTGGGCCAACAGTGTAAGAGTCCTTAAGCAAGAGTTCCAAGCATGGGGCAGTATCATAGGTAGCGTAATAATCAATGCTTTAAAGCCGTTTGTTCAAGCCCTAAGTAAAGTAATGCTCAAGGTTATCAGCTTTACAAGGACTGTAGCTGACGCACTCGGAGCAATCTTCGGATGGACTATCGAGATAAGCGGTGGTGGTGCTACTGTTGACGGCATGGAGGACATAGCTGACGGAGTTGGCGATATTGGCGATAATGCTGATAGTTCCAATAAGAAAGCACAAAAACTGAAAAAAACACTGCTTAGCATAGATGAGATACACGCACTTGACGATAACAGCGATAGTGGCAGTGGCGGAGGCTCAGGCAGTGGCGGTTCAGGTGGTGGTGGAGCTGGCGGTGGTGTTGATAGCTCGCTGAAAAAGACCGATGGATTGCTCGAAAAATACAAATCATCAATCAAAGACCTTTACTCACTCGGAAAGTACATCGGTGACGCTCTTGCGAGTGCTATGGAGAGTATTGATTGGAAGAAGATTTATCAGAAAGCTGATAATTTCGGAAAAGGACTTGCAGACTTCCTCAATGGTTTAATCAGCCCAAGGCTCTTTTATGACCTAGGCGCAACAATAGCCGGTTCACTGAACACAGCTTTGCATTTTCTCAATTCATTCGGTACAACATTCGACTGGACTAATTTTGGCTTGTCGATTGCTAATGGCATTAATGGATTTTTTAAGAATTTTGATTTTGCGTTACTAGCAAAAACTATTAATGCATGGGTACAAGGAATATACACCATGCTAACCACGGCAATTAAAAATGTGTCGTGGAAAGACGTACTCAAAGGAATTACGGACTTTTTAAGCAATTTGGACATTAAAACTGTTGAGATAATAGTTGGCACATTGCTGATAAAAAAGATAATTTCGCTAAAATTAGGTTCAGTGGCACTCGCTTTTATTGGAAAATCATTATCAAAAGCGATAGCACAGGCAATAGCTTCAAAAATTGGATTTGAGCTTGTAAAAGGAGCTGGTATTGGAACGGCAATAATGCAAGCATTTAAAACGATTTTCGCCTCATTGTCAACAAACCTCGGACTACTTATAGAGGGATTATTCAGTGGTTTAAGTTTGGGTGATGCAATAACGGCTGCATTCGGAACAGGGGCAGTAGACCTATTAGCAACAATCGGTTCTGCTTTTTCGGCAATAGCCGGAACAATTTTATCTATTGTAAATTTTGTCAAAATGTTAAAAGACGGATTTAGCTGGGTGAATGAGCTTTTAATGGTGATAGGTGTCGCATTGGCTACAATCGGAGCAATATTAGCCGGCGTGGCAGCATTGCCAGCGGTAATTGTTGGAGCAATAGTGGCAGCAGTCGCAACTATTGTTGTTGTGGTAAAAGATAATTGGAGTGCAGTTTGTGAACTGTTTTCAACAGTTGGCGATTGGTTCAATGGAAATGTCATTAAGCCTGTGGTTTCGTTTTTTAAAGATATGTGGAAAACCATAAGTGGCTTTTTTGGCTCCTTATGGAAAGACATAGTAACTGTGTGGCAAGGAGCTTCGAAATGGTTCAGTTCCACAGTAATTGAACCGATAGTTGGCTTTTTTAAAGGCTTTGCTACACGAGCACAACAGATTTTTCAAGGTATTTGGATAATAATTCAAGCAATTTGGATAGTAGCTTCGGGGTGGTTCAATAATAATGTAATCACTCCAATTTCAAATCTGTTTAATTTTTTAAAAACGTTTATACAGACAACGATACAGACAGCAAAAGATTTTGTATTTTCAACATGGCAAGGGGTGGCAAGTTGGTTTAACGGTACAGTAATACAACCGATTTCAAACTTTTTTAATATGTTGAAAGCTGGTATAACATCGGCACTTAGCACAGCAAAGAACTTTGTTATATCTACTTGGCAAAGCGTGGCGGGTTGGTTTAATGGCAATGTTATTTCGCCTATCACAAACTGCTTTAATATTATGAAAAACGGAATTACAAGCGCATTTAATTATGTGTGGAGTTCGATAAAAGGCGGTGTTACAGGAGCTATGAACTACGTTATTTCTAAAATAGAGAATGGTGTTAATTTTGTTGTCAGTGGAATTAACTCTTTATTAAGAGGATTTAACAAAGTCGTTTCTATGGCTGCTAAGGTGGCTGGTGCAAATTGGAACGGAGTATCGTTAGTTCCAAAAGTGCATATTCCAAGGCTTGCTAGTGGTGGAATTTTCCCAAGGGGAGAGGACGGCATGGCTTTTATCAATCACAATGAGTTAGTCGGTAAATTCTCAAATGGTAGAAACGTAGTCGCAAACAATCAACAGATTACAGAGGGAATTAAACAGGCTGTCATGGAAGGCATGGCACAAGTAATGATGAACTCTAACACCGGTGGAAACTCTGCACCTATTATTGAAAATGTGTTTAAATGCGACAGCGAAACCCTCTATCGCATGACACAGGTAGGTAAAGCAAAGCATGGACAACGATATATTGTAGCAAATGAATTTGGCTAAGACACTCACCCTTGCGTGGGTGTCTTTTTATGTGAGGTGATGTACATATGGCGATGATGTTAGTAGACGGAGTGGAATTACCTACTCCGTCAAGCTTTGAATGGGGCTTGATTGATGTGTCTGCAAGCGATAGTGGACGTACACAGGACGGCAAAATGCACAAGAATAGAATAGCGCAGAAACGGCAACTTAAATTGTCGTGGAATGGTACAGACAAGGCTAGGACAGCAAAGATACTTCAAATGGTGAACCCCGAATATATCAGAGTGACATATCCTGACGCTATGAGCGGTACTGATGAAACACGTACATTCTATGTGGGTGACAGAACTGCACCTATCAAGATATGGACTGTTGGTAATAAGAGGTATGAGGTATTAAGCTTTCCTCTCATAGAAGTATAAGGCGGTGATTAAATGCTAAACGTATCAGCTAAATGGCAAAGGGCAGTAATGCTCGATAATGACATAAACGTAAATTGTTTTGCTGACATAGTTACGGCAAGTGGCGAGAAAATCCCTATTAGTGATAGTGAGCTGTGGGCGAATGGCTTCGAAGTTAATGACTCAACATCAAGCAATGGTACTTTCGCAATCGGGGCTTTGATTGCCGGAAAACTGAAAATTAAGCTGAATAATATTTATGAAGATTACAGCAAGTATGATTTTGATAAGGCAAGCGTAACAGCATATGTTTCAAAAAGTTTTTCTGACGGCACAACCGAAAAATTAAAAATCGGTGAGTATAGAGTCAGCGAGACAAGCTATGACGGCTCACTCATAACGCTTACTTGCCTTGACAATATTAATAATTTCAATCGTGAGTATGATAGCAATTTAAGCTACCCTACGACAGCATATGAGGTAGTCAGAGATGCTTGTATTAAATGCGATGTACCTTTTACTATGGCGAGATTTGATAACTCTGATTACGTGATTAACGAGATACCTAGTGATAATCAAAAACTCACATATGGACAGGTAATAGCTTACATCTTACAGTTAAGCGGATTATGGGGCAAATGCGGTCACGATGGTGAATTGCTTATCGAGTGGTATGATATGAGCCAGTTTGGGAGCCAAAATTACAATGGCGGAACTTTTAGCACAAAAACTACACCATACTCTGACGGAGACAGCGTTGATGGTGGAAAGTTCACCGACTATTCAAGTGGAGATAGTGCTGATGGTGGAACATTCACGGAGGCGAGAAATTACCACAATATTTACACGCAAAAAGACTTGAATGTTGCGACCGATGATGTTGTTATCACCGGGGTAAAGGTAACTGTAACATCAAAAGAGGATAAGACAAAAGATGTTAATGTGCTTGCCGGAAAAGAGGGGTATGTAGTCTCAATCTCTGATAATCCGTTTATTTCGGCAGGCAAGGCACAGACAGTTGCAAATTATATCTTCAAAAAAATCGGTGGCATGAGGTTTAGACCTCTTGATGCTACACTCTTGTCAAACCCACTGATTGAGAGCGGAGATGTAGCACTTGTGACAGACCGCAAGCAGAATACCTATAGCTGTTTTATTTCTAACCGAACATTTACAGTTGGAAGTGACACAAAAATTTCTTGTGACGCTGAAAATGCTTCAAGAAATAGTGCTGATAAATTCAGTAATGAGACAAAGGCTATCGTACAGGCTAGGAAAGTTGCGCAGGCACAACTAAGTGTATATGATAAGCAAATGCAATTGCTGACACAGCTAATGTCCCAATCACTCGGACTTTTTAAGACTGAACAGGTGCAAGAGGATGGCTCAATTATTTACATTATGCATAATAAAGCCAACCTTAATTCGAGCAACATACAGTGGAAAATGACGGCTAATGGCATGGCTGTATCAAGTGACTATGGTAAAACGTGGAATGCCGGAGTTGATAAAGATGGAAACGCTGTTTTCAATATTATGTCAGCTATTGGCATTAATTTTGACTGGGCGCATGGCGGAACACTTACTTTAGGCGGGGAAAACAATGTAAGTGGTGTGCAGTATGTTAAGGATGCAAAAGGTAAAACACTGGTCATCCTTGACAATAAAGGCTTGACACTTGATAGCAGTGTGAAAATTGCTTGGGATAATGTGGCTGAAGCTACTGCTAAAGTCACTCAAATAACCAAAGACACAGTGACTACAAGCTATGTAAATGCACTTAGTGTTAAGGCTGGTTCAGTTGACGCAGAGGACATCACAGGAACAACAATTACTGGCAAGAATATTGTGGGCGGAACAATTAATATTGCCAGTGGAGTGTTTGCAGTTGATAGCGATGGAAAAGTAACCGCTTCAAATCTTAATATGTCCGGTGGAAGTATTGCACTGAACGGAAATTTAAGTAATTCAACGATTGATTTAACAGCTACTGACAATTCAGGAAACAATTATGAGCTTTGGATGAATGGTGCGGTCTTGCGAATTGTTAAAAATGGTGAGAATTTGATTACACTTTATGGAGCCACAGGCTCTATAGGTGCACAGACAATGTATGCTCAAGAGATAGGCTCTGATAAATTTAGAGAAACCGATAGAGGATACGCGATGTGTGGTGATGCAACAGGGCATACATACCACTGCGGTTGGAATGGCAGTGCCTTGAGTTTCCAAGTTGACAATACTTGGGTATGGAATTCCTCAGATAAACGCTTAAAAAAGAATATTAAAGCAATTAATCAAGATTATATTGACGCAGTAGGTTCGGTTGATTTATTTCAGTATAACCTTAATAGACAAGGATATTCGGATAAGCCATTATATTTCGGTGCAATGGCACAGGATATAATCGAGGACCTTAAAGATAAAGGACATGCCGATGAAAACCTTAATATGATTTTCAAGAATAAAGTCACATCGGATGATGATACACTGTACTATGGCATGAACTATGAGCAATTCATAATTCTAAGACTTGCTGGAGACGAGCAGAAGATTGATAAAATGCAAAAACGCATAGATGAATTGGAAGATAAGTTTTCAAGATTGTGTCAGAAATTAGGCATTGACGAAAGTGAGGTATAGCTTATGGCAATTCAAATGAGACGAGGGGCATACGCGGAGTTTGACCCCTTAAAAATGAAAGCTGGAGAATGGGCGGTATCGACCGACTCCGACACGAAAAAACAGCAGATATGGATGTGTTTCGCACCCGGAATAGTTAAGCGGATGGGAACTGTTGAGGATTTTGACACTGAAATTCAAAGACTTATTCAGAGCTATCTTGACGGCATGGCTCAATCTGTATCACAAGCTCAAAAATCAGCAGAACTTGCCACAAGCAAAGCTCAAGAATCATCCACCTCTGCAAGTAATGCTAAAACTAGCGAGACCAACGCAAAGACCAGTGAAACCAACGCGTCAAACTCAGCCACAAAAGCAAGGAATAGTGAAACCAATGCTAAAGCGAGTGAAACAAAAGCTAAAGCAAGTGAGACCAGTGCGTCCACCTCTGCAAGTAATGCTAAAGCGAGTGAAACAAATTCTAAGACCAGTGAAACTAATGCTAAGAAATCAGAGACTAATGCATCTACAAGCGCAGCTAACGCAAAAAACAGTGAAACTAATGCCAAGGCTTCTGCTACTAGCGCGTCAACTTTTGCAAGTAACGCTAAGACAAGTGAAACAAAAGCCAAGGCTTCTGAAACCAATGCTAAGACAAGTGAGACTAACTCTGCAAAGAGCGAGTCGGAAGCGCAAAAGTACGCAGAACAAGTTAAAGAAATATCTGAGAGCTTCAGCGGAGCATTAAGACCTCTTGGAACAATCAACTTTGCCGACTTACCGAACACAGCGGATGCTAATTCTGGTGATATGTACAATATAACTGACCAATTTACTACGACCACTGATTTTAAAGAGGGGGCTGGTAATATAATCCCTGCTGGCAGTAATGTATATCTGACAATCGACAGATATTGGGATGTGCTTGCCGGCACACCGGTAACAGGAGTAAAAGGCGCAAAAGAAGTATATTATCGCAGAGGAAATGTAAACATAACTCCTGCCAATATCGGAGCGGTA